CTTAAGCCTCCTTCGTGATGTTTAATTGTTTCGCATATTCTTCAAGTGGCACACCTAATTTTTTAGCGATTGCTACCTGTGATGGTGTGAGCCTCACAGTTTTGCGACCAGATTTGGTACTTCGCTTCGCTGAAGCTACTGTTTGTACCGGAGCAGGTCGTGTATTTTCTCCTGAATCACTATTATTAGCAAACTTATGCGGAAATTCAAGTCTTATTCTCTTATCTATTTCCGAATAATATTCGTCACTTGATGGGTCAAAACCTTCTTGTTCAGTTAACTTTTTATGAAGATCAAAGGCTGTATAAGTCATTGCTGTATCCTGTCCAAACCATGAATTTCTTTCACTCCATGCTTCAGCTTTAGGATCAGGTGGTTGTGCAGCTGGTTGTCTTGTTAAATTAACTTCGGGTTTCGCCGGTTGTTTTTCTAGGTTCTCCCTAGCGAGTTTAGCTTCTTCAAGTCTAGCCTTCTTAAAACCTAATTCAGATATTGATTGCATAGCTTCGGCTTCAGCTGTTAGATCATTTGCTTCTCTAGCTGCTGCAAGTTTTGCTTTTGCTGCTTCAACACCAGACACAATACTTTCTTCACTTGTTTTAAGAAAGTTAGGTTCTATTTTAGAGAGCTTAGCTTCTGTTTCTTTTTTATCTCTTAAGACACGTTGAGCATAAGTTAAAGCTTCATCTTTTTGTCGTTCAGCTTCTCTCCATTTTTTTGTTAATTTAGCTATTCTCTTTTGAACGCTATCACTATATCGTTCTAATTCTGTATCGTCTTTCTTTTCTTCATGTCTATCTTCGACAGTGCTTTCTTTTTTTTCTTCAACAGCTCTTACTGTTGGCTCTTCAACTGGAGCTTCTTTCTGTTCTATTACGTCTTCCTCTTTTGTTTCAGGTACATCGACGTCCATCGCTGGACCGGAAGTATCGAGGTCAACTGTTTTTTTCAGATCGTCTGTATCTGGCATAGTTTTCTCCTTCTATGATTAGTATTGATGAAGTATATCTTCAGGGTTATCTATAGTAGCTAATACTTCATCGTCATTTAGCAAACGTACTTCACCCCCGTCAATTTGAATTCTTGATCCTGCATAACGAGCAAAGAGTACCCAATCACCTGTCTTGCACCACGGGCCTTCTGGATATCTAGTTTTGTCATTATAACAATCTGGACCTTGTGCTAACACAAGTCCACATGTGGAACCAACTTGTTGTTTTTCTAAAGTTTCTTGTCCAAAAATAATTCCACCCTTAGATTTTTCTTTCATCTTAAATGGTAAAATTAACATACGCCACCCAGTTGGTCTTGGTAGCTTTTCAGATTCTTTAGTTTTTAAACGCTCGTAAGCGTCAACTTCTTTTTGATTTTTTTCTTTATTCTCTTGATCATACTTTTCCGCCAAAGCATATTTAACTTTTGGTGTCGAGTTTGATGACTGTTCCTTTTTCATTTTTTTGCTCCTTTTCATTTAGCAGGTTAGAGATTTCCTGTAAAATTTTTAAACACGTATGTGCTTGTCCTAGCATATACTTATATTTTTCCATATTGTCAACTGTACCAGACATCATACTTTCTCCGATGTTATGGTATTCGTCTTTTAATATTTTTTGTAGTCTACTTATTACTACGAGTTCTTCTGATAGCATCTTTGCCTTTCTTAAATATAGCAGCGACTTTTGATTTACCCATAACTTTGGCTCGCTGTTCACCAACAGTTAGAATTTGAATTTTCCTAGCAAACGGTTTAGAGACTTTTTTAACTTTCGCAACAGTTTTCCTCGCATCCGCTGGCGTTGCAAACTTGATTCCAACAGTGTCTTTTGGGTTTTCATCAGTGTAAAGCCTTCTACCACTGCCTTTAGGTTTTTTTCCTGTTCCTTTTTTTGGATCCGCCATTTAATACTCCTTTCAGTGTTTTAGCTTGAGCAGCATGAGTCTTTGATGCTTTTTGCAAACCTTTCATAACTTTTTTAATTTTTTGTTTTTTCATATTTTTCCTTCCAATATTTTGCTCTCTCTAATTGTCTAATTCTATAATCTATTTTGTCTAGTCCTAATATTTTTTTAAAAAAGTCTATTAACATTTCCATCTCCTTCTAGCTTGACGTAGTCTAGAATTAGGATCTTTAGCAGCCTTTGGAAATTTTTTCATTTGCCCTGCACTACGAGCGCAAAAACTTTTTCTACGTTTAGCATCTTTAGATCCAGGTTTTACTTTACCCGTCACTGCTGTTTTTAATTTTGAACCTGGGTTAGCTCTTCGATAAGCGGCTACACCAGCCTTTGTCATTCCCGCACCTTTTTTAGTAGGACGAAAATTTTTTTTATTTCTAGGTGGCATTCCACCTTTAGCCATTGTTATTCTCTCAACCATCATGATATTTTTGGCATTTTAAAACCAGGATTAGAATAATATTTTGCGTAAGATTTATTTCCTACATTTACTCCTCCTAAATCTCCTGATACATAACTTCCGATATAATTTTTTTGCGCTTGTCTAACCATTGCATCTCCACCATCTGCTTTCTTAGTTCTCTTTGCAAATGTTTTGACGTTAGTTGGTTTACCACCGACACCTTGTGCTACTGCTCTTTTTCTTTTTACAGCTGAACGTCTTTGTCCTTCTGACATAGATCTTGCTTTAGCAAGTGGGACGCATTTTGGATATTTACGTTTTGCATCTTTCTTTTGTTTTGATCTTCCACACTTTGAGAAAGAACCATCTTTCTTTTTACTTCCAATGTCCACCCACTTTTGTTTGAACCATTTATCAAGACCATTTTTTGCCATTACACTTCCATCATTGTTGTCATATCTTCATCAACAATTAATCCACCATTAGCTGCTGGTTTACGTCCTTTAAAATCTTTTCGTTTTACACCAGACGGATCTTTAATTTTACCGGCACAAATTTTAGAGGCGTATGCATTCGCGTATGCCGACGGGTACACTTTAAATTTTCGCTTCGCTGCGGCTTTACCTCTAGGACATAGTTTAGTCATTATTTTTTCCTCACTGTTTGTTTTGCACGTTTAAAGTCAGATGCTTTTGGTGCACCCTTTGCACCTTTCTTTCGCATCTTACCACCACGTTTTCTTTTAGCATGGATGTTAGCGTATAAACCTGGACCTGCCATTATGCTTTACCTCCACGTCTAAAAAATTTTTTTCCTTTCAAAGCCTCCAAACGTGCAGAAGGCTTTGCAGGTTTTTTCTTTTTCTTCTTACCCTGTTGAAGCATTTTCAACATTTCCTGAAGTTTTTGTTTAGACATTATCTATTGATCTTGCCTTTTTTCTTCATCTTAGAACCAAATTTTCCATAAGACTCATCTCTGCTAGCTTTTAATTGCTTTGGAGTTCTTTTCTTTTTGATTCTCATTGCAATAGATTCATCTTTTCTATCTTTGAAACCTTGTTTCATTTTTTTCTTCATTTTCATTTTTTTCACTTTTCCTCCCTTTTTCATCATAGCTCCGCCTCTCATCCCCATGTCAGGTGAATAAAAACCAGAAGCTTCATCTCTTCTTCTTTTGCCAGAAACCATACCCATTCCACCACCAGCTCTAGCGACTCTTGGTTGTGCAACTTGTTTGTTAAATCTAGGATTTGCCATTATTTTTTACCTCCGTTTCTAAATATTTGTGTACCCTTTATACCATATATTGACGCCACGACAAGGATCCACAAATTAGTAAACCATGACGGGAGCTGTGAGAACATCTCGAAGAACAATTTTACTTTGTCCATCGCTGTTGGATCATCACTGATGACTGCCCACGCCAGCACCACCACGGGCAAACTTAAAATTATGAGAACGACTTCGTCTTTCCAGTCCGATTGTCTAGCTTCTAAAAGTTTTCCCTGGTATTGTTCCTCACCTTGGGCCATCTTAGTAGCGTGCATAAGCTGCGCTTCTGACATTGCCATCTTCGTCTTCTGCTTGTTAGCATAAATTTTACTTCCTGCAGAGACGGCTAATTTAATTGCCGACAACCACATGTTAGTACCACTTAGCTGTTTTCTTTTTGTCCTTAAGCATTCTTTTAGTTCCTCTGACCTCAACTTCATCTCCAGTTGGTATGTAATTTCTCTGCATACCATCTGCAGTAGTTACAGATCTAGGATCTAACTCAATATTTTGAGATGGAATACCTATTTCTTCGGACTCTACAAAAAATTTATCTTTTTTTGCCATTGTTCCTCCTATTTTTATTAATACCAGCTCTGTTTAAAGCTATTGCTATCGCTTGTTTACGATTTTTTACCTTTTTATCAGAGCCACCAATCTTTAGAGTTCCTTTTTTGAACTCTTTCATTACCTTTTTAACCTTTTTCTGTTCTTTTTTCACCTATTTTCTCCTTTATACTTTTCAATCTCTATACTTGGTATCATTTTGTCTACATTAGGTATTGATTTACTTAAAATTGTCTTTTCAATTGATGTATCAGCTCTTAAATTTGCTAATTTTTCATTTTGTTCTAACTTATTTTGTTTATCAGACTGGTTCATCATCGCTTTCATACGATCTAAGTTTAATCTTTCCTCACCTTCACGTTTTTTACGTGCATCGTCCATAGCTTTTAAGTCTAATTCTCTTTCTCTTAGCTTAGCGATAGGATCGTTTCCTAAACCTGATGTAATTTCTCGTTCTTCTTTTAAGAATTCTTCTAACATTTCAGCAATCAACACAGCTTTTCTAGATTCAATCTTTTGACTGATCTGTTGTGCAGCTTGTGCCATGTTTGGATCTTGTGCCATCATTGCTAATTGTTGTAATTCTTGTGGGAACTCTAATTCAATTTGTTCTTGAGACATTAAAGAAATGTGTTCCATAATATTTTTTTCTAATGCAGCAGTTACCATTGGATTATTTTTTGCCATGTTAGTTGCCATAAAATTTAAATGCGAAGTAATGTGAGCTCTGTGATCTTGACCAGGGAAAGCTTGAAAAGGTTTACCACTCATTGCCATAATATTTTCTAACGCAGGATCCATCGGTTGTGGTGGCTGCGGTTTGACTAATAAGGTGTCAATATCTTTTACTCCTAATGCTTCATACATATTTCTATACGCTTGATACATATTATGCATTTGTGGATTTGATGTTGCCAGCTGCAACTCTGTTTGCGCGAGGGAAATACGCTGAGTTTGTGAAAAGATGTTGGGATCAGCAACTGGCACTATATCTACTCTATCGTCAAAGTCTTGTTGTTTAATCATTCTTTGACCCCCAACTACGTCATACGGATATTCCGGTGGTAGATATAACTTGAATACTCTTGCTAATAATCTGAATTCTTGTTTAAGAGCAGAGTAAATTCTTTTGTGAATAGCAGACATTGTTCTGCTTCCTCGTTCTAATAATGCAACTGTTGTACCTACAGCAGCTTGTTGGTTACCATCACCAACTTGTAAATCTGCAATCGATGCAAATCTTTGACCTGCATTAACTACGATACCCATTAAGTTTAATAATGTAGCTGATGGTTCTTTGAAAGGCAGCATCATAAATGAATCTTTTAAATTTCCACCCGGCGCATCTACATCTCTAAACTCACCAGGTTGAATTGATTGCGCGTCATCTCTAATTCTAATGCCACGCATTTTAAATCCTGCGGGTAGGTTGGAGAGCGTACCCGCATCCAATAGTTGACGAAGAGCTGCTGTTGCAGTTCTAGACAGACCGCCAATCATATGGATGAGACCGAAGCCATAGAAACCTAACCCAGGTAAAAATTTAAAATGGGTAAAATATGGAATCTTAATTTTGTTCGGATCTCCAATTTCATAATTTCTTCTAATAGATAAAACATTTCTTGTAGCTAATTCTATTGTTACGATGTATGGAATTTTTATTCCTGAAGGATCACCTGCTTCGTCTTGATCTTCAAAACCTTCTAGATCTAAATTAACATGACATTCTAATAAAGTATAAACATCATCGTCGTTAGATTTTCTTTGTCCTTCAAGTTCTCTTTCTTTTTTCTCAACATCGTTTTCTTCATAACCAGGTGTACCAAGTTCTATGTCTCTATAAAAACCTGCAACCTGTTGTTTTCGTAAATCGTTTTTAGAAACTTTTAACCGGTGAATGACTGCCTCCGCATCGTCTAATGAGGTAGCCGAATAAGGGACAATCAAATCATCTGCCGGTACAAACTTTGATACTGCTCTTTGGTCAAGTTCATCGTAATAAACTTTTTTAAACGCTGAACCTGCGAGAGGGAGATAAAAGAGCATTGAATCAAAGTCGGGCTCATAGTCAGGCATTCTTTCCATGAGCTCGTAATTCATGTAATCTTTGACACGTTCTGCTTGTTGTGTTTTTTCTTGATTAGGTGCACCAACGACTTGTGTTCTAACCGGTCCGTTGGCTGGTAATAATTCTTTGTAAGCTAAAGCTTGAAACTGTGTAACTGCTTCTGCTAATACTGGATGCGTTGCACCACTTGCTCCTTGAAATGGTTCTGTTCGCATATCATATTTAAATCCTAAAAGATCTAAACCTTTTGTATATGATTGTTCCCAATCTTTTCTTGATGCGTTGTAGTCGTTATATTTTCCTGTAAGGTCACTTCCTAATTCGTTTAATACTTCGTCTGGTAAAAATTCTGCTAAGTTTGCATAATGCTCATCACCACCTTCTGGTGATGCTGCGTTCGGATCAAAATTTAATTCAACAGATCCATCTTCTAACTCTGTTGTTTCTATGGGCCCTGGTGCCTGTTGCTCTTCTACTGCTACTTCTTCTACAGCTGATTGAACCTCTTCCTCACCAGGTAATTTAACCGATCCTCTTGGTCCTTGCGTCAAGGACTTGTCTATTTTGTCTGCCATTTGTTTTCTCCAATTTAACTGTTCTAACAGTATTATAATTAATATTCAACCCTTGAGGCGTGGGTCCTGATTCAGGCGGCAGGAGCCATTTCTTAGGGTACGAATTCTTCTGTTTCATCTTTTACACCTATAGTTTCTTTAAATCTTGCAGGTATTTTTTTTAGCATAGATTCAAGACCTTCTCTTCTCTCGGTCGCTCTTTTTAAAAACTTTTCTTCATCGCTTAAAGCAGCTTGTTCTAAAGCAACGTTTGCCATTTTACCAATATTAGGATTATTTAAAAACATAGACCCTGCACTAGCAGCAGCTTGAGTAAAAGGAGCTCCAGACATATACATCATTGGAAAGTCTATTGCAGCTGCCAACGCATTATCTGCTTTACCAGGGAAAGCAGTTGTAAAAGCATCTATGCCAGGTCTGATACTTTTGTAAACATCACCAACATTTTTTATTCTTTGATTAAATCTATCAAACATATTTCGTTGTGTAGTCTTTTCTGGTTCAGGTAAATTAGCAGCTATGTCAACATTTGGAATATTTGGTTTTGGATTTATTTTAAGTAATAACGTATCTGGTATATCCATCTTTTTTAAAGTTCTATAAATGTGAGGAAACTTACCTGTCTTAGAATCATAAGCTACACCCATGTCAGCTCCTATTCTTCCAACATCTTCTATGTCTACACGTACACCTACGTCATTTAAAAATTTATCTATCTTATTTAATTTTTCAGTGTCTCCATGAAACTTTCCACCTTTTTTAAAAAATTTATTTACTTGTCCTTCTATAAATGCACTATTAAATTGACTAGGAGTAATATTTAAATTTGTTGCAAATTTAGTGCTACGCTGTCCTTTTGATATTTTATTAATATCAAAGATATCAAATATCTTTCCCTTTGCTGCTAACTTTTTATAATACTCATCATTTAAAGGTGTACCTTTTGAATCTGTTTTTCTTCGTATTATATTTCCATCCTTATCAAGTCTGGTTTCTAATAATATCTTTATTCTTTCACCAAACTTTGTATTATTAATTGCATCTGGATTGTTTATAAAAAATTTGTTTAAATCTTTTCTCTGTTCTCTAACAGTGTTAAATCTTAACATGTCTTCTGAACTAGCATATTTTTTTCCTGGAGCTTCTTTTTCAGATCTTGTTTTTTGATAAAATTTTTTTCGTTCTTTTAATTCTTCATCAGTGAGTCTTCTCTCATTGCCTCCAAACTCTAATGCTCTTTCAGATCTTATTTTTGGATCTACTTTACCTCCAGGTCTTTTAGAATCTAATTCTAATAATTCTTGTTCGGTTCTCCCTGTTACTTTCATTAACTCTTTAAATAAATCAGAATCTGGCCCTGCTTCCATAGCTCTATTAAATTTACCTATATATTGTTGAGGGACTTTTCCACCAAGATCAGTTCTTGTTTTACCTTTTCTTTCTGCTGCTGCAACAGTGCTAGGTTGTAATTTTATTTTAAAATTTTCAAAATCTCCTTTTGCAAACGTATCATCAATTAAAGCTTTTAGAGTTTTTTCACCCTGTTGTTTTGCAGGGTTTACTTTTGTTTTTACACTCTCTGCTGTAAATTCTTTTCTATCTGAAATTAATTTTTCTATTTCTTCTTTAGTTCCAAAATGTGTTCCTACAAATTTATCAGGATATGTTGGAGCATTACTTTTACCAGCAAATTTAACTTTGTACTTACCCTTGTTAGGACCATCAGTGACTAACTCTCCTTTATAAAATTCTTTTCTATCTACAGTTCCAATACCCTCTACAACGCCACGTAGTCTTTGTTTCTGTGCTCTGTCTGCAAAGTAATTATCATAATATTTTTTTCTTTCTCTTACAAAGTTAAGTCCGTCCTCTTTTGAAAGGACACCTTTTTTCTCTGCTTCGTCTAATACACTTTGTATCTCGTCTACAAGAAATCCTTTAGATCCTGTCGTTCCATAAAAGCCAGTTAGTAAATTATTAATTTTTCTTTTAAAGAGTATATCGCTAGGTGGTTTTTCAGGTGGTACAACTGGTCCGCCGTCTTGAAATTTAGGACGCGTAAGATACGCCATCATTTCATTGTACTGATGGAGTTTCAATTTAAACTCCTAGTATTGCTGCTATACCGCCAGATTGTTTGTCGTCTCTATCGATAACACCTCTACCGATTAAGATATCTTTTTGTGTGATTTGACCGTCACCAGATAGATCAGGGAAAGATCCACCAGCTAAAGTAATTCTGCTTTTGTCTTCTTCAACTAAATCAGCAATCATTTTCATTTCAGGTTTTGCTGCTGTCCCCATTCTCATTTCAAAAAATTCTTTTAGTTCTTCAAGTGAATTTGGTTTTCTTCCGTTGACTCTAATAAATTCTCTTACAACTTCTTCAATAGGAGGATCAATTCTTCTAGCCTCCTGTTGTGGACCTAATTCCATTCTAATAAAATCATCAATCTCCATGATAGGCATGCCCGGTCTTTGTTCGTTCATATCGAACTTGTACTGTTCGTATGCTTCAATTAATTGTGGATCGTAATTTCCTGGCTCGTATGATGCCATTTGCATTATGCCTTCTTTTTCCATGGGTCTACTTCCTAAAGTGTTAAGATCTCTAAGATCTGTTTCGATTTCCTTAATTTTTATATTATTCCTTTTTATGTAATCAGTCAAGGATTCTCCACTCTCAACTCCTACACCAGATTCGTAGGCATCAATCACATCTTCAAATCGTTCTTCTTCCATTAGTAATATGTCCTTTGTTTTTGAACTACAGGTTCATCTATATAGTCTTCAGGGTGAGAAATCAACCCACCTTGTCTAAATCTCATTAACGCTTGGGTCATGGAATCGACTAAGTCGTCATGGTCTCCATAAGGAAAAGCAGCACATTCTTCAATTACTTCCTGTGCAAATTCCATTTCTTTGGGCGCCCATATCAGTCCCGATTCAAACATCGGAGAAACTGCGTTAACCCTAGTGTGCTTATCGTTGCCTTTACTAGGTGTAAAATTTATAACAGGTATCCCCATCTTACGCAACTCATAAGTTAGTGGCAGACCAGATGCCTTACCTTCAATGATAACTGTTTCTGGATTCCAGTAGCCGTATTGTTCAAGCGCGATCCTACGAAGCTCTGGAAATTCGTATCGACCTTTTATCATGTCGACTAAAATTAAATTTGGTGGATCATCTTCTGATGGACGAAAGACTCCCCATGTCGTTATCGCACTAAAGTCTGCAGTTTGTTTTTTCATAAAAGCTGTATCGTAAGATTGTATTACATGTTCCAGCGGAGGTAGCTCTTCATCCTCCCAAGGTTTCCACCACTCACGTTTTATTAATGCACCTTCTTCTGATGTTGGGTTCTGCATGTATTGTGCATTCCATTTTGACAAAGGTATAGAAGCTTTGACGGATTCTAAATCTTCTTTTTTCCAATACTCAGGCCACACGGGTTCACCTGAAGGCATGATGGCAGGAAATTCTACGATCTCCCATTGATCTGCTTTGACTTCTTTTTGTGCACTTAACAATCTACCTGTTAAATCTTTTTCATTCCAACGAGTCATAATTACAATAATAGATCCGCCAGGTTGAAGACGTTGTCTTGGTCCTGATGTGTACCATTCGTAAGTTCGATCAAGTGCTTGAGCATTCATAGCATCTTGTTCAGAGTGCGGGTCGTCAATAATTAAAAGGTCTGCACCTCTTCCTGTTATTGCCGAACCCACACCGGCTGCATAGTACTCACCTCCTTGAGCGGTCTCCCACTTACCAGCGGCTTGTGAATCTTCTCTGAGTTTTGTTTTAAATACTTTTTGATACTCAGGAGAGTCAATAAGAGCTTTGGCCTTACGACCAAAACGCACTGATAATTCTGTAGTGTTAGTAGATTGAATAATTTTTAATTTAGGATTTTTACCAACCATCCATGCAGGTAAAAGATAAGAACCAAATTCTGATTTAGTATGCCTCGGTGGCATATTAATAATTAATCTTTTTATTTCTCCAGATGCAAGTTTATTAAACTTGTCTGCAATTCGTTTGTGATGTGAGCCTTCAATAAAATCAGGCCAAACGTGTTTTACAAAAGATAAAAAATCACTCTGTATATTAGATTGTTTTTTCTTCTCACCATATTTGTTTGCTAGTAAAGCAAACTCTCTTCTAACATCAGCAGGTAATTTATCTAAGTTCTGTATAAATTTTTCATTCATAAAATTTTTTCTGCAAAATTTTTTTATAAGTATTTTGAAAACTTGTAAAGTATTTTACCATTATCTATTTATTTGTCATGCATTTCTAGCCTAGGTTGTGGGACCCCTTTGTCTGTAACAAAAAAACTTTATTTAAAAATTTTAGAAATTCGAGTTTGTGTTGGTACCTCTATGGCCCCTGGCCCGTTAGGGCCAGGGGTAAGAAAGGCTAGTCTATTAAGACCATGTATGCCTCGGCATTGTTTTTTCTAAACCAATCGATATCGGCTCGTACCTTATCCCATAGTTTAGAACCACCATAGCCAAGTTCTTTATCTTCTAACGTTGCAGTTAATTCATTAATAAATAATCTATCATGAATGATTGCCTCTTCTTTTGTTAGCATAATAGATTGTCCACTAAATCTATTACTTCTCTTTTCTGTTCTGTTATCTGTGTTTGTTTGTGTCATATTATACCTTTCTTGTTAATAGGATTATCCTATCAACTTTGTCTGCTTTCGTCAACCTCTATTTTTGTATGGGTCCAAGTGCTACCCCAATCAGTGTTATGTACTTCTTTATGAGGGTCATGAATAGGTGTTTCAAGAGCCTCGGTCCTTGGTGCAATAGCTACGATTTGAGTTGCATAAGTTTTCCAAAAATCATTTTGACAATGATTACTACAAAAGAAACCCCATTGCCCACTACTGTTCCATTGGTTTAATTTAATCTTTCTAGTCCTCAGTACCTTAGAACCTTTAACACCTCGAACTCTATCCTGTGTATGTTTCTTATGGCACTCTGGTCCATGACACCAATTATAATCACTCATCGTCTGCCCTCCACTTGTGGGAACATAAAGAACCATTTAACTGTGAATGTAGTTGCAATGGCAAAGCCTAACCAAAAGTCAAAGTGAATTGCTAAAACTACACCTAAAAAAATCATCGCAAAGTGTAATGCGAAATATATTGCTTGTAACATAATTATACCTTTCTATTTGTTTATGGGACAATCTTATAGGATTGTCCCATAGTTGTCAATAGTTAATGTGAAACTAATTGTTCTTTTGCTAATGCTCTCGCAATCGCTATTTTTTCCTCCCTAGTTTGTTCAACCTCATCAGTTAAAAGATCAGCTAAATTACTCGGACTATAAATTGATAAAGCCATACTAGAATGTGCGTCTAATATACTTTCATTTAAAACCACACCAAGTTTATCAGCTAGTTCTTTTGCTTGGTCAAAGTATCTGTAAGATTTCAAACCAAGTTTTAGTTTTTCCATTTTTTTATTTACATGAGCAAACATTTGTTCATGGGTTTTAACAACATTTTGTTCAGCAGTTTTAAAACTTTGAAACCACTCAAATTCTGCAGAGTTGGTATCAAACTTTCTACTATGACAATATGATGTTCCAATTACCCAAAGTTTGAAATCATTTTCCCACTCATCTTTAGGAAACATTTGGGACTTGCTTACATCATTACGACTACCGAAACCCAAAAATTTATTTACTGCACTTTCACTATTGTAGTAAGTTGGATTTCTTTTTTCGTAGTTGTCGCCTAATCTTACATCATAATCTGCGTCAATGCCTTTTGCTCTCATCTCATCACGATAGTAAGAAGTTAAGAAGTCTTTGTCCATGTCGCCAAACTTAATATGAACATCATCATAATATTCTTTTTTATTTCCATTATAATCAGTTTCATATTTTGGTGTAGAGTTTTGAACATAGAAACAATTATCATGGTAAAGGTCGCCACCACTACTACTATACTTACTAATCATATTTCTAATTGTATCTACATCTTCTTGTGGTTGATGATTTCTTACTAAAACTTCCATACGAATTTTTGCCTCTTTTCGTAAAGAGTTGTAAGTGTCTTTTGCTTGTTGCCATGCTTTCTTAAATTTTGAATTATCTTCAAAATGATTTTGAAATACATCAGCAATCACTTTTCGCTTATCTGCGTTAAGTGTTATTCTTTTTTGTTTTTCCATATTTATATTTCCTTTCTATATCCTATATACTCCTATTATAAATAATGTCAAATCTTTTAAAAAAAAAATTCAACCTGTATGTGTACTGCAGTTTAGAATGATTCTATGTTGCATACAACCTAGGGTTGTATGTATTAGATATTATATCCCCGGCCTCCCACCCCTATTATATAGGATAATTTAGGATAGTAAAGGATATTATTGTCGCACCCTTACAACCTGGAGTTGAATAAAAATTAATTATTTTTGTATCTGCCTTATTGTTGCCTTATTTATCCTATATTGTCCCAATAGAAAGGAAAAAAGAATATGGAACTAAACAAAACATTTAAAATAACTTTTTGGGCTAAGAAGCATAAAAAGCATATTACAAGAAATGCAAAGTGGACTGAGCTGTGTAGATACTTTACGTCAAAAGATGGTGTACCTTGCATGACTTATTATGACCTAGACAATGAGGGTTATAGAACTGCAACTACAACTTGGAAGGTGCAATTATGAACGTAGTTTGGACAGATGAAGAATGCCACAAGGCATTTAAAGATATAGGTGCAATGATTGGTGATTTGCAAAAATTAATTGAACTGACAGACAAAAGATTAAAACTTTTAGAACAGTACAATTTTAAAAAACCACTTGTACTTACGGAAGAGATGGAAGTTAAGAATTAGAGAACGGTGCCTCATTAGCCTTTATCGCACCTTAAAAACTATAAAGGCAAAAGGATCGACCCAGGATCACACCGCAACTTGTTGCCGTCTTTCCTGGGTGCTGATCCGACACAACCTAAGGTTGTGTCGGGGTTAAATAAAAACCAACGAGGAAGGCACAAGCAGCAAGCGGCAAGCAGCAAGCTTGACAAAACTAAATAAAGGATTATATAGGATATATGAAAACAAACGAAGCATTAAAAATTGTGGGAGGACTTTCAAAACCTTCTAAAATGCCTGGATGGGCGTATGGTTTACCAGCTGCAGAATGTAAAACTGGCTCGAAGCTTGCAAAGATTCCGGGCTCTGTCTGTTCAGGTTGCTATGCATTAAAAGGTTGTTATGTGTTCCCCGTGGTTCAGGCTGCACAATACAGAAGACTCGAGGCCATCCGGTCACCGCTATGGACTGGCGCAATGGCTTTATTAATCAATTCAAAAAAATCAAAAGAATTCAGGTGGCACGACTCCGGCGACGTTCAGGACGAAGAGCACCTATTAAAAATTTTTGCTGTTGCTAAGTTAACACCGCAGGTGAAGCACTGGATGCCAACCCGGGAGGCATGGGTCAAGCACTTCCTGCCAGAGTGTCCAGCTAACCTGGTTATAAGATTTTCAGGGCAGATGGTGGACCAACCTGCAATTGCAAGCTGGCCTAACACGTCGACCGTGTCAACGAAGCCTGAAGACAGAACCTGTCCAGCCCCGGATCAAAACAACGAATGCAGAGACTGCAGAAAATGCTGGAACCCTGAAATAAAAAATATATGTTACGGGAAGCATTAATGACTCACATTTTTAGACATCCAAAATTTTACAGAATCCCAAGGGATAAATCGAACCAGGCCATTAGCGACGAAGCTGCGACGGCGGCAACAAGCGTGCGTCCTGGTTCGGGCCACAAGCAGCAAGCAACCAGCAAGCAGGAAGGCGCAAGCAACCAGCAATCAACAAGCAGCAAGGCGCAAGCAACAAGCCTCAAGCCCTAGGGCACAAGCGTTAAGGCGCAAGCCACAAGCATCAAGCTCCTTGATAACCTTCCCCTCATAAAGTTTTATGGAGTTAAGACCGAGGGCCTTAACTAGAATAAATGTATTGTCAGGATGTTTCACATGAAACGCTATTTGATGTGGTGACAGGCGTATCTTGTTTGTTTTTGTTACTTTCAATTCTATAGTGAAGAAGTGACGATTCCTATTATAACCCAGTATATCAGGAGTCCCCCATGAAGCAGTATTTTCCACGCGTGTAAATGATAATTCGCAATTATTTTTAAGATTGAACGCTTTAATTTCATACCAAAATTTTTTTTCTGGATTCACTACTACACCTCAATCAATTGTCAAATTGTTTTATAATTTTTTAATTACTTTTCCCATCTTCCATTGTTCAGGTGAAATTGTAATAGCAAGTCTGTGAGTTTCTCTTACACCAATCAATTTATTTTCTAACAACTTTACACCTGTGATGTCATAAAATTCACCATTTGGTAAGATAACTTGCACCCTAGCGTTGGCTGCCACCTCACCTTTCATAAATTTATCTAATGCTTGTCTTAATACCTTTCCAGTAAACATGGGTTGATTTATAGACTAAGTTGTACTAAATATCAAGTATGGGTGTACCAAAAAAATTAACTGAACAACAAATGAAATTTGCCTACGAACTTGTCACAAACGAGGGAAGAAAGACAGCAACAGAGTGCGCCGTCGACGCTGGTTTTGCAAAAGACTCGGCAAGACAATACGCAAGTAAGTTACAGAACCCAAAATTGTATCCACTAGTTGTTAAATACATTGGTGAACTAAGAGAAGAATGGCAAAAAAAATACGAAGTCACTTATGAAAAACATATTGCAGAGTTAGGTCAAATTAGAAAAGAAGCTCTTAAGAAGGGAGCGTGGTCGGCTGCTGTGAATGCAGAAGTAGCACGAGGAAAAGCTGCGGGTCTGTATATAGAGCAAAAAATAATTCGTACAGGAAAACTAGAAGACTTAACAACAGAAGAGTTAGAATCAAGAATGAAAAAGATAATAGACGATTACTCTCCGATTTTGGAAGGAGTGGAAGTCCAAGAATTGAAAGAGAAAGTATTAAAACCAGAACCTCAAACAAAAGAACCTCCACTCACAGTAGACTATTCGTCGTCTGATTCGTCTGAATCTTGATCAGCTACAGATAAAACGATTTCACCATCCACAATCTCTGCTTTGATTTCTTCGTTTTCAATCATATCTTTAACTGCATCTTTGATTGCATTATTTAAGCTAGACATAATTTTCTCCTCTTTGTTGGAGCTGCAATATATAAAATATCAATCCTATATTCTATTACAATTATATTAATATTTGAAGAATTAAAAGAGCAAGTACAAGAAAAAGAAACGAAAAAAGAATCAGAGGAGGACTCTCTCCATCTTGACGATGCACCCCTTAGGAAAGACATTCCTATCGGAGAATAATTCATCATTGTCTTCGTAACTTGCAAACGTCCAGACATTTTTTTTATTTTGATCAAAAATATACGCATGAGTTATCATAACAGATGGTGTTAGACCTAATGAGTCATGAGCGGTTGCGTGCCCCGAATCACCCGTCGGATCGACCCAGGTGATTTTATAAAAATAATATCGTTTCTTTTTTATAACGACTGATTTGTATTTACTTTTCTTTGCTATCATTTTTTGGTTTTAATATTTTATCACCATCTATTAAATTTATATTTCCTGATATAGAAACTCTTTCACCCTCGGTTGTTTTAAACGGATAAACCCAGTGTGGTAAACCTGCAGGGAAAATAAACATATCTCCAACTGATGGTAAATGTGAGTGTGTTTGTAAAAAGAATTTATTTACGTTACTACCGGAAAGATTAAAATCAAAAGTTATGCAACCAGGACCTGGACTAGTAGAAGCGCTAGTGTAACACTCCCTATGTAAATCTTGAGGAACCTCTGTGTAAATTACAAAAGACAAATGGCCATCATGTGTATGTGGAGGATTAAATTCATTTTTCTTTTGACGATTAACCCAGGCCGTTATCATTTCAAATCCATTACACAATGGCTGCGCTCTATATTCTTGATAACCTTGAGCGTAGCTATTTAAATAAGGGCTTAAAAGTTTAAAAACTTTTTCTTTGTCTAAAGCTTTTTCATTTTCTAAATGACCGGCTAAATGATCTCTATAATCTTCTTTGCCTTCTAATTGTTTTAGCTTTGCAATTTCTTCTGGAAGTAATGTGTAGTTACATACGAATGGCCCCCAATGTAAAAATCTATATTCTATTCTTCTATCTGTCATGACTTCCTTCCATAGAGTTTTATACATGAGAAACAGCTTTTGTAAAAAAGCTTTTCACGCGCGCGCGAAGGGAATTCCCTGTAGCACGTTGTAACATCATTGTAGCAGCATTGTAGCAGTAGTTTATGTAGTGATATCAATACTTTAAGTCCATTGTAGCATTGTATCACTATATTTTTCAAAAAAAATTTTATAAACATAAATCTCATACAGAATACTCTATGGGTTCTTGGTTCCTGATGCCTGAAGCTTTGAATATAGGTCAACTCTTCTTAACCATTCTTTCTTAAATTGTTGCCATTCATGAGGTATTTCGCAAGTATATCTATAAACATTACCATTTTTTTCGCTAATTAGAATCACTCCAGACTGTATGTTGGTGCCATACAATTCATTGTGAGCCATCGCATAAGCCACACATTGTATAAAATAATCATCAATCCACTCACGCTTCTTGTATTTATTGCTTTGTTTAAAATCTATAATAGATTCTCGGCCTTCATAAACCCCCACAACATCAGTAGTGCCCGCATACAGTCCAGGGTAGTACAAAGGTACCTCAACCCCATAAACCTCTTGTAAAGGCCTAAATAGCCCAGCATCGATGATGTTTTTAGCCATGGTGCCTGCCTCCTGACCTAAATCAGATAGGTCCATGTGACCTTCTCCTTTTATGTATCCTTCAAGAATTCTATGCATTATTGTACCCCGAGCAGCTGCATTATCACGTATTTGATCTGCCTTTTTTTCGCCTTCTCGCTGCCTCCATGCTGCCAGCTTTGCCTTACTCTCTTCAGATTTGGTGGCAGACAATATCGTTGTTACACTAGGTAAATCCTGACCTTCAGCGTCGTATGTTCTTTTCTCTTTCGTAGTTTTTCTTGGTACTCTTATATAATTAAATTTCGGCTTTCCGTTCCATAGCATAAGTAACCTTTCTATTCTAAACTCATTGCTCGTTTATATTCTTGTAAGTCAACAACCTTACCATTCATTATTTGTGCATTATAGTGATCTAAGACTTGTTGTATCTTAGGCATCTTGGTATGTGCCCAAGGCCAAATCAAACAACACACATAAAAGGCGTCACGAAATGTGCAACGCCATCGGTATTGTTTTAAATAAGGTGAGCCATCAACTCGCTTACCTTTTATAGGTTTATCACATAAAGTGCCAACACCTAACACTTCGTGAACCCACACCAATACAGATTTATCGGTCATGGTTATCTCCATACTTAATCTTAAGCTATTTGATATGCGATGGCCTTCACCTTTGTGTTTCTTTTTCTTTTCAGGTCCACGTTTAAAATGTATCGAACCCTCACCATCAAATAGACCTGCAATATAAGCTCTGTCAGTTTCTGCAATCATTTAAAATTCCTTGCAAGTAAACATTTTTTTTCACCCATGCCATGAGTAGTAAATCCAAATAACTCCAATGCATAGGCAATGACACTCATTTCGCATTTATCTGTGTCATCAAATACAAATCGTGCATGTGGCGCTGCTCTGTTGGCAAACCAAACAGCCTCCGTTAATACATCCTTAGACATGTGCGGGCCATCAAAATGAACGAAGGCATAAGTCTTTTGACTCCACTCCGGGTGCATCATAAACTCTGTATCTTTCATGTTGGCAAGTACAAATTTACCATTGTTACGATATTCATAAAAATCTTTAAGCAAAGTATCTCTCATCTCATCAGTGTAGTCTGTTTTAAATTCACCACGCCATCGTTGTGGCCAGTTTTTTGTAAACTTCTCATCGTAATGTTGGTAAGACAAATCACCATACGGATCGATACCCACATGCATATAATTATTTGTTACATTATCCATTATTATTTTAGAGCCGAGGCCTTGACGTACGCCTATCTCACAACTGTAGTGACCTTGACAATCAAACTTAGCCCACTTCTCTAACAGATCATATTCTTCACTATCGCCTTTTATCATAACTTCTCCGGTTCAAACTCCTTTAACACTTCTAATTTTTCTTTTGCACTTGCAACCTTATCTACAAGTTTATTACACTCTTCAATATGTTGCGGGTGCTCTCCAATACCTACAGAACTCTCTAGGTATATTTTTAACGTTGCATCAGCGTGGGCAATATCCGCTTGGTATTGCGCTTCTAATGCATCAAGTATTGCTCTTTTCATCTGTCATCCTTTCTATTGTTTGGTTTCTCCATTGTTCACAAGATCTTAATTTACAATCCATTAAATGCATTTGCCATTTAAGTTCTTTAATTTCTTTACCGGCTCGTCTACAGACATTTTGTAAAAATTTTATTTTACTTTCATTGCTTGGTTGTATCATCTGTTTCCTCCTCTTCTACTTCACCTTGGCTTTCACAAAACTCACAGTTAGCAAACTGTTCTTCTCGTGCTTGTTCGTAAGGTACACGAACAAATCCATTACCATTGCATACTTTGCAGATAATCTTTGTTTTCATTTTTTGCCTCCTCTAAATATTTCTTAACTTTCATTCTTACATACTCATGGTCAAAACCTGCGTACTGACATACTAAAATAAAATCTCGATTAGGACTTAAAAAATATGAACGTCCACTATCAACTCTATTTTTTTTACTTACACCACAATCGTTCATGCCTTTTCCTATAGCGTCTTCTAAAGCTGCAATCAAAACGTTACGCCAAAGATTACGATAAGCATCTTTAGTTTCACCAAAAAAATTAACGGCTCTTGGAAATACGCTTTGTGATTTTGCCATTTAACTTTTTCGCTTTCTCGTCTACTAACATTCTAATCACTTGCGCTCTTGATAGGGTGATCCCTGGTGCAAGGACCTTGGTCATCTTATCAATCTTATCATAGCAGGCATGATCGACTGCGAGACTTTTGTATTTGCTTATATCTGTCATATAGTATATCCTTTCATTAATATCTAATGATATAGGATTATTATATAATTTTACAAGAGCTGTCAATGAAATTTTTATTAACAATATATGTGTGTACTATTGCCGCTAATCAATGTTTTCTCGTTCCAAGTGAAATATACACCTATCAAAAAAGCCATGATACGTTTGATAAATGTATCAAAGATGGTCTAGGAGAATCTTATGAGATATTCTTTAATGGTGATATATTAAAAATAGATCAAATAAATCAATACACATATTACCCTAGATTTACTTGCGAATCCTATACCCCTCAGTCGGCTCCGGAAGCCGTGGAACCGAGCGAACCAACTTAAACCATTGATCCCTGATGCCTGGGTCCCGAGTCCTGTTCCACTCGTTCGTTAGTTCGTCCAACTCTTCCGTTAGTTTTCTTATAAAGACTTCTGCTCCTGTAGTCATTTTTTATTTTTTTCGATCCAATCTTTTTCTAATTTTTCATAACTGAAAGCATTTTCGTTATCTATATTAAATATTAAACTATACCTGTTGTTTTCTCCTTGGTATTTATCGAAACCATGCAATATGCTAGGAGGAAATATATAATAATCACCAGGTTCTGGAGTTATTTTCAAATTTAATTCTGGCAACATTAAATCACATCCTTTTGTTAAATATAATATACCATGTATACAATTATGATCATGGTAATTTAAACTATCTCCTGGTTTTATTTCATTACCCCAAGCGTTTCTAACAGTTTTTCTTTGTATAAAATGTCTAAAAATATTAGGATGTGTAATTTGATACTTGTTTATTAAATGTGTCATGAAATTAATAAATTCAGGTTTATCTAAAAAATAACACCAATCAGTCATACCTCCTTTTACGTTGGTATAATTTTCCATTTTAGGATCTAAATTATGTTTTATATCCATAATAAATTTATGTATTACTTCTGGATAAGGGTAATTACCACATATTATATTTACATTTCTAGTATAACTTATATTTAAACTATTTCTGTTTTCGTTTAATTGATCATTTTTATTAATAAAATTAATCATACAAAAATAACTTGGTTCTTTCTAAATTTATTTTTAAATCTATGTTCATTATAAGCTAAACCATGATAGATGTCTGCTCTAAATATTACTAATTTATTATACTCTGCTTTTATATTTTGTAATAATCTATATTTATTTTTATTTTGCCAAGGATGTGAATGTTCAGCTTCTTTATCATTTTCATCATGTTTTAATTTAACATAAATATTAGTCCCATCACATGAATCTTTGTTTAAATATATTATACAGTTATAAGAATAAGGCGGTGAATCTGTATGAGGCCACCAATAATTATTTTTAAACTCATCTTTTATATTAAAGAATTTTGTAAAATTAGTTATAACTCTTCCTTCAATTTCTGTTGAATCTTTTTTTAAAAAATCGTAAATTTTTTTTTCAGTTTTTTTAAAATCTTCCGATATAAATACATGTCTACAATCAATAAAATCTACTGTATTCAAAGAATTTTTTTCTCCCCATTTATGTATGTGAAGTGGTTTCTCATATAACAAATTACAAATTTCTTCTGGATTTTTATAAAAGTTTTTCATTTCATAACAAAAATTATTTTTTATTAAGTTATCTAAGGAATTAATTTCAAATAAAGATTTAAGCTTTTCCTTGTCCTTTGTAACGTCTAGTTCTTTTCTGTCTTTTTTCATGTTTATTCATTGATTTCTTATGTTGCCGTGGTCCTCGTTTACGAGGCTTGTCTCTTACAACATGATCTTTAAATTTTTTAGCCATAATTTACTTTCGTATTAAAAGATATTATTAATCTGTTTTCATTTGATTGTATAGGTTTTACTTCATGGGGTATCCAAGACGGAAACAAAATCATTTTATTATTTTCAAATTTTTCACAATAATGACCAAAATTTCTATCATAAAAAATAGTTGGAGTTTCACCTTTAACATAAATTATCCCTGAATAATCTGATCCCGAATGTATGTGTACACCGTGATAATCATTACTATTATATAATTGAGCCCAGTTATTTGTTAAAATTAATTTTTTTCTATTTAAAATAGATATTACTTGTTTTCTTAAATTTTTTAAAATAGGAAAATTTAAAACATTTAAAGATTGAAAAGTTGTTTTTTGCTCTGGTGTATTTTTAGATTTTACCAATATTGAAATTTGATTGATCTCTTCTTCTGATATTTTTAAATTATATTTGTAAAAAGAATTTTGTTTTTTAAACGGATCAAATTGCATTTATTTAATATAATTATCTTTTATAAATTTCTTATCACTTTCACTTAAAGACATATATCGTATTCGTCCATTAATATGCTGTTTGGTATCATGACCACAGTTGGTGCATCTATAAAAATCAGAAACGATTGCAACTAAAATTGCATCTTCTTCACACTCTTCACAGTGACCATGAACAGTGTCTATCTTATGAAATACTTTAAATGATTTAGACAAGATCTACAGCCTTACCAATAATAGGTTTGTATTTTGTTTTACCATTTTCTTTGTAAGCTCTCATGTATTGACCTCTTGGTTGAAAAGGTATGTAGCTTGCATGTATCCACCCTGAGTTAGGTTCTCCGGGTGTATAGTATTCGAGTATCAATTGATCTGTTTCACAGTTCATCTTTACCCAGTCAGCAACTTCTGCATTATCAACACCTAACACTTCGAAGTCAACGGCCTCGGCTTTTGAATGTTGGCTGGTCAAACTCGATCCTATGGCTACACACAACTCAGGTGAACGATAGCCGCTCGTCACCTTCACCCTACCGAATTGATCACGTACCGGCTGTAAAATTTTTTCACAAAGTGTTTTTAATTTATCTATTTGATCTGCATTAGGTTCGTTGTCGATACCTTTACGTATTGCAGTATCTGATTTAGTTAGTTCTTGTAAGCTGAAGTTACGAGTAAGTTTCATTATTTTAATATTAACTTTTTAATAGATAAAGATCCATCTATATTTACTTCTAGTTCTGCCTCGGATTTTACACATGCGTATCTTATATTATCAGATACACCACGTCTTGCTTTACGAGCTCCCTCTAGACATGCTTTTAATCCAGGTTGGATACGTGCCTCTTTTATTTCTCCATTAACCATCATTAATAAAGCTACTACTACTTCAATCATGTCCGCTACCATTTGCTCTAACTTTGTCTTTTAATTCTTCTAAATCTGCTAAAGCCTTTTCTAATTGTTTTTGAGTAAATTCTATATTAACTTTATTAGTCATGTTTTGTTCTTGTGTTTCAGTTAATTTTTCAACATCTCCGAACAAAGCTTCGATTAACATGAATTGTTCTTGATCTGTTGGTAGTTGTTCACTTTTTTTAAGTAGATCTGCTTGAAATAATTCTCTTGATGTCTCTAAAGAAGTAAGTCGTGCTGTAACTTCTGTATACGCAAAAACACCCATGGCAACGGCTACAATGATACCAATCATATTTTTAACTGGCATTGCTACTGAGGTGTTTTCACTAATTTTCATATAATTTTATTGTGCGTTTGGACCTCCACAGAAAGCCAGAATGACTAGCATTACAATTAACAAACCTGTAAAATAATAATTCATTCTGGCTACCTCCATAAAATTATACTAATCCTATCCAGCTTTTAATTTTTTTCCAAATTTTTTTAATCATTTTTTTTATCCTCAATGTTATAGAACATTCTATCTGAATCTTCAGTAACCCAGTCTCCATCTTCAGCGTCCCAGTAAGTATTTTGTACCTTATAGTCAGGCCAATCATTATCTGTGGTGTAGCTGTTAACATGCCAAATTATTCTATTGTTTGGCTGAGCTGCATAATTGCCATTCTTTAGGGCCATTATGTGTGCACACTTGTGCTCTTGAGGAATCTCAGAATGTTCCGTGTCCAATATGTTAACATCTGGATGGGCCCAGTCAATAGTAAAAAGATATTTGCCGTGGTAAAATTTTTTGTCTCTTCCTAAATATTTTCCATTTATACCATCCAACCAATCAAAGCAAGTAACAGCAGGATGATAACTAAAACTGTTCCACAACTCAAGTTCGTCGACAGACATATCTGGCACGTCCTTTCGTTCAAACTCTTTTTGAAAAAATGCTGATATAGGCAGGCGCCAAAAGCACGCACCGTTGGGTAACATAATGTTAAATAATAATGCACGACCTGAAATGGAAGTAACACCAAAGATAACACAGTCACCAGACTCTCCTTTATGTTCTTCAAGGTCATATAAATATTCTCTTCTTATCTTACAGTAGATAGGTGGTATGTTTGCATTTAAATAAGCCATAGTTTATCATTATCTCCACCAAAATATTAATGTTTTTCTATCATTTTTTAAAACTCTTTTTACACCATGATAAATCGTTTGACCATTAAAAAATGTCAACATACCTTTTTTTGGTTTTATACTTATACCATATTTAGTAAAGAATTGTCCATCATCAAAATTTTCATTCAAATAAATTAAACTGTTATAAACTATATTTTCTCGTCCATTATGATCATGAATATGTAATCCAGAAAAAGAATTAACATGATGATTTTGTATCTCTGCTTGATGAACAACCAAATTAAAATTAAATTGTTTATTAATAAATTTAGTAATTTTTTCTACAATAGGATCTTTAGTTATATCAATACTTCTAACATGCCACGGTAATACATTTTCCACATAACCTATGTCACGTATTTTTTTAAAGTATTCGTCGCATTCTTTTTCTGATAAAAAATTTTCTTGAACAAATACAGTATCACTACCCGATTTAAGTTCTTTCATACATATTATTTAATTTCGCCCCAGTTAGGACCAGATTCATAGTCTACTTTATTTGGTATCTTTAAGTCAACTGCATTTTCCATCACATCTTTAATTTTAGCAGCTTCTAAATCATTGATGACTGATATATCTAATTCATCATGTACTTGTATATGTGGTGTAATACCTTCTTTATATAATTCTAACATTGCTTTCTTTGTCATGTCAGCGGCTGAACCTTGTATTAATTTATTTAAAGCTTTGTATGTAAAAGCCCTACGAGTTGGATTGTTATGCCAATAATTTTTTTGAGGATTACCATCTTTGTCTTTTAAAATTTCTCCTTCATCGTCTTTTAAATATGGTCCCATCTTTTGTAGATCCTGCATACGTTCTTCGTCTTCAGGTGGTATGTATTTACCCCAGTCACTGCCACGTAGTATCGGTTCGTATTTAGGAAATCGACATCGTCTACCCAACAAAGTTTTAATCTGTCCTTTGTTAGCCGCAGCTTTCATAACTTCATTCATTAATTGTTTTACGAACGGAACTCTTGAGTGATACTTATCAAATAATTCCTCTGCTTTAAATTTAGATACACCTAACTCTGCTTGTAGTTTAGCTTTACCCATACCATAAAACAAACCAAGATTAATTACTTTAGCTTGTGATCTAGGTATCTCTGCCATCTCTGCAACTATTTTGTGAAAGTCTGTTGACGAATCTGTGTCATAAGAATCTGCAATTGTATTTACAGAAGGCAAACCATAACGTAGTGCATAGTGTGCAACAAGTCTTGGTTCCTGTTGCGAGTAGTCAAAACAACCCCACTTGCAACCTTCTTCAGGTATAAATAAACTTCTAATCATAGGACCTAAAACAGGATCACGCGCAGGTATTTGTTGTAAGTTTGGATTAGAGTATGAGAAACGTCCAGTAATTGTACCTCCATCATCAGATCTAATTTGATTTATTTCTGCGTGAATTCTACCTTTGTGTTCGTGTTTTAAAATTGTATCTATAAAAGTTGTATTAACCTTGTTTATTTTTCTAGCTTCTGCTATCTTTTGAATTACAGGATGTTCATGATTCGAAAGGAAATTTTTAGTAAATGAAGGCGCACCAGTTTTCTCAGTTGTTTCAAAAGGTAGTTTCAAATGTTCAAAAACTTTTTGAATGCTACGTGCGGCCCATATTTGAGTTTCTACTCCTGTCTCTATTTTTACTTGGTGGATTAATCGTTCTTCTTTTGTTGTTAATTCTTTCTTTAATTGATTCGCTCTTGTCACGTCTACCCGCACCCCTAGGAAACGCATATCAACTAGGCAAGGGAAAAGATCAGTCTCAAGATTAAAAATTTCTTCAAGATCATTTTCAATAATTAATTTTTTTACATGCTGCCAAAGTTTAAAAGTTAGCTCTGCATCTTTTTCAGCATACGCTCCAACTTCGTGCGCAGGTAATCTCCACATGTCTGCTTTAGGATCTAACCCTCTAGACTTTGCAGCTTCGTTAAGTGCTCTCTCATTTTTACCTTCGTTTAAAAAATGCCAAGACAAAGTATTGAGTGTATATGAAAATCTATTTTCATCTAATAGTGAGCAGGCGATCATTGTGTCCACTAGTAAACCATTGATATTAAACCCTAAATTACGTATCCAAGATACGTCATACATAGCGTTATGAAATATTTTTGTAGCAGGACAATCAAGAATATCTTTGAACCATTCAAGAGTTCTAACTCTATCCATGTTAGGTCCTTCTTGATGAGCTATAGGAAAATACCATTTGTCATTGTACGTAGCTACAGCTATACCTACAATTTCTCCATTACCTACAACTGCACCAGATCCCTTTGATTTTAAATCTGGATCTCTTGTTTCCAAATCAATTGCAATCTCATCATAAGATCTAAGATCCGGATACTCTGTAGGTTGAACCCATTCTGTCTGTGGTAGAATCATTTTAAATTTTTTAAGACAATGTAAACTATAGTAAGGCCAATAATTAAACAAACCATACTATAACCAAACATACCTAATCCAAAACCAATTGTCATCTTTTTTTCTCCATATCCTTCATTTTAAGTAGTTCTAATTGACAGTAGTGCACTATTTTTTTAATGTCCTCTGCCCCTCCTTTTCTTTGATAACGACAAACGTATTTTATAACGTTGCCTTGAAAGAACGATAGATCGTTTTTAGAAATAAACTCGTAAGGTTGAATGGGAAACTTAGTGTAGTGATTCCCGCCGACCTGAGTATATTGTGGAAACGCCTCGTCCAATATATTTTTATCTGTCATAATTGATACTCCCTTAATTTCTTTTTTGCTCTCAGTTTATATAGATTATTTCTTGCTCTCGTAACTCCAACATACCACACTCTATGCTCTTCATCTTGTTTGTCAACACTTGATTTGATTCCTTGCTGTACAGTACGACCTTGGTGCAAAGATAAAATTACATTATCTTCCTCACCACCTTTTATTGCATGAATAGTTGATAACCATATTCTTGCTTTTTCTTTTAAGTTTTCTTTCGATGCAATTAAATTTCTTAAATATAAAATTTCTTTTTGATCTGCTACGAACTTATCATACCATGGAACTTTAGCATCCCAGTTACCTGTAGGTATAAATTCTTTTACTGCACTTATTTCTTTTTCATCTAACACTTCATCCATTGTCCATTTAGTGTAAGCCACTACAGCTTCATACATACCAACTTTAAAACTTTTACCTTTGTTACTTTGATAATAAAAATTTTTACGTTTTAAATCTTTCATAATATCTAACAGATTGCTTTTAGTTCGTGTAAGTATTAGCCACTTACCTTGTGTTAAATCAACCTGGTTAAGATCAGATATATAGTGTGACTCACCTTCATAGTCTCTTGGATAATATTTTTTTAGTTTTCTAATTCCAATAATATTATTAATAGGTTTTGTTGATTCTTCTTGAACAGCTTTTGATATACGTCTTGATCGTCTTAATACAATCTCTCTTGCAGGTTCTTTTACAAATCGAGTTACATCAGCTCCAGCCCACGCATAGATAGCCTGGTCGTCATCACCTGCTAGATACATTTGTTCACAATGATATTTTAATTTATCATACAGTTGCCATTGCAATGGTGATAAGTCTTGTGCCTCATCAATAAATATAGCTTTGAATACAGGTATCTTATCAGAGTTTAATACTGCTTTTACAATGTCATTAAAATCAAAAAGATTATTTTTTTGTTTGTATACTTGAAGGTTTTGATAAATATGATTTAGTATATCAAAGTCATCAACTTGTTTTTTATCGTGTTCGTTTAAATCATATTCTTCTCTGATAGTTATGTCTTTGTTTATTGATTTCTGTATCATTTGAAAGTATGGATTATTACAAGTTAAATAATGTGTTTCCTCTTCGTTGTATTTATCATTAAACGAAACTCTTATATTTAATTTTTTACCAAGGTCTTCGTAGTGATATGGTTGCATTATATCTTCTTCATTTAATCCAAGTAAGTGATAACAAAACGCGTGTATTGTTTGGAAGTATGGAACTTCTTTTTCAGATACGTCAATTCTTTTACGTGCTTCTTCTGCAGCTTTTCTAGTAAATGCAAAGTAACCTATCTTGTGTAAAGGCACACCAATACGTTCATACGCTTTTACACGTCTGATTAATCTAAATGTTTTACCGGTACCAGGTGGTCCGTAAATCTTATTGATCTTTTCCATTGGCTTTCTTAAACCCATCTTTGAGTGATCCAGTCCAGCCATATGATCCATGATGTGTTGTTTGTCCATCAACTACTCCGTAAAATTTAAAACCTGATTTTCTAATTAAGTTACAAAAATTAACATCTTCACCCCACCATGTTCCGTCTTTACCAAAACTAGTGTCCCAAAAATTATAAAAATATGAATTTGCTTTTTCAGATATTATTTCTTTTTGTTTTATTTTAAGGTGTGGATTATCTTTCATTAATTTTTCATAGACTCTTCTGTGAATTAATGTCAAACCGGCAGGTCCAGCTTTTAATTCTACAATACCTTTTTCATCTACTTCAATGTTAGTTGGATCATTAAACTCTATAGAAAATTTTAATACTTGGTCTTGTGTTTTTTTTCTGTATGGCACACAGATAGCGTCTTTTTGTGCAATAATCATACGTCCAACAACGTCAGGTTCAAACTCCATATCTGCATCTACAAACAATTGATAATCAAAACCTGATTCTAAAAACATTGCAGTCAATACGTTTCTTCCATAACCAACGTAAGGACATTTAAATGTTCCTATTTCTGCTGGCATCTTAGCAATTGTAAATTTATTAAATAATTTTACCAACGACAAACAGGTTGATACGTGCATTAAATCATACGTTGGCATAGATATATAAATTTTAGGTGGTTTCGTCATACTATATTCTCCTTATCTTCTATTTCTATTATTTCTTCTGGTATCTCTTCTTTTTCTAAACCTTCTTTTGGAAGTTTTAAAACTCGTAGTGGTGGAAATGATTCTTCGTTATCACCTTTTGGAAATCTTTTTTGACAATCAAATTCACCTTTGAAATATTGTTTAATCATAGTAGCTGTTCTTGCTCGCTCTTGATTCCAGTCTCCACGTTTTAATTCATCGTAAAATTTATCGTACACAAAATAAAAATGTTGATCTTCATGTAATACAGATCCACTTTTAAATGCTGCATACGAGCTGGCTTTTGGTCCATTGACATATGTAAATAATTCTTTTTTTAACATGTCTACTGGGTTTGTACCTGCAGGTGGCTGAATAGTTTCCATGGTTGCCCACAGTCCATTTAATATATTTTGATATTCTTTTTCTTTTATACTTGGTGGATAAGTAGTAGTGTGATCTGCAATCAAACTACGCATCTGTTTCATCTCATTAAATTGTTTTATACTCTTTGCATGCACTTGCACTATTTTATCTGCAGCTACCTCAACATTAAAAAAATATTCATGATCTGGTTTATACATAATTCTAATTAAACCTGATACTGATGGCCACTGCGAATCAAAGTGACCACCAATACCAAACTTTCTCTTAAGACAAGTGCCCCTCGCACAATAAGATGAAATAGGTAAATCATTACATTTAAAACCTGCTGTATCATTTCTCCAATATTTAATCTTTTCTTCTACTTTGCCATCACCCCATATCTCATCGTATAAAATATAATTTCTAGCAGCTTCTAATACTTTCTTTTCCCAGTTCTCACTAAACTTCTTTTTAGCAAACACCATGTAGTTATATAAAAATCTATCTCTTTCGTCTTTTAGTTTAATCCCTGATTCCTGTATCTCTTTGCAGATCATCTGTAAACATGGAGGTCCATCAGCAAACTCTTCTGGTCCACCAGTTAATACTTCTTTTATTTTTTTATTACTAACTTCTTGTAAACTTTCTTTTGTTTGTAAGTTAGCCTCGATTACTTTTAAAAAATAATCTAAATCCATTTTACTACCATCAGGTTTATATGCTCTTCTTTCATTACCATTAAAGTATGGAAGATTAATAAAACTACCAGACGTTCTTTCTCCATTTTGGTTTTTACCTAATGAAGTTTGTTTAGGAAATATTTCAGTTTTAGATGGTAGACCAAATAAAAATAATAAGTTAGATAAGAATTCTCTAATTAAAGATGCAGGTACTTTCTCTTTTGTAAACACATAAATGTGAAGTCCACCACTCTTAGATTCAATAGGTATGACAGGTAATTGTTTTGTATCAATAACTTTTAAATACTTTTGTAAATCAAATTTTTCATAGTCATCAGGGTCAATATCAATTGCACCAAAGCTAGCCATGCTTTCATCATCACACGCTTGTATACCAATTGACTTTCGTCCACTTAGATGATCTTCATAATCTTTCTCAGATATATTTCTTTTTGACCAGCCATAATCACCTGGATCAAATTTAAGTTTATTAGTTTTGGGATCATGGTATCCATTCTTAACATTACAGAAACCAAAGTCTCTTTTTAATCCGCTAAAATATTTTTCAAAATCTTTCATAATTTATGAAAGGCGCCTCCAGTCTCCCATCGGCGCCCTCCGTGGCCAGTGTACTCATCTAAGTACTCGGTTATACAATGTCTCCAGTTGTTGTAGGCGCATCGTATTTTGGTTTCGCTGCACCTTTTGATACTGTCTTTTGAAGTTGTTGTGCAATTTCATAAAGTTCAGCATCTTCTTTATTACTGACATCAAGGTTTCTTACTCTTGATGGTTTGTAGACATGCCAGCTTTTACTCCCCGCTGTCTTACCAACAGTTTTTAAATTATAAACTGCTGAGAATGCGGCTGGGTTGAAAGAACCTTCTGCATCAGAAAATCTAAGATTCTTGATCAGATTGTTAAGCTCTCTTGCTGGTGTAAGGTTTGAAGAACGCATAGCAATTACTGCAGGTCTAGGCTCACCCTCTACCAATGCTAACACGTAGAAATATGCAGTTTTCTCTACATAGTTACCATTAGGTAATCTATATCTACCATTCTTCTCTTCTACACCATCCGCTGGAATCTCTAAATGAGTTCCGACTGGAGCTGAAACACTATCGCCTCTCTCCTGCCATTCCGGATATCTAGTTTGAGAATGAGCAACGATCACATTTAATCCCTCGTTACCATCAATAAGTTGCGTGAAGCCTGATGCATATATCATGCCGGGTTTAGCACCTTCAACATATTTTGGATCTCTCTCATTGCATTCAGGTGAAAGTTGATGAAGAATTTTTAAGATCGGAGTTGATACATCATCCGATTTTATTTCTTCTGTGCCCTTACCAGAGTCACCTCTAAGATTGATAGTTGCAAGTGATCCTGCACTATTCTTTTGTACTACTTCTTTATCCATATTTTACTCCTTAATGTTTGTTGGTTTAGTAGTTTAGTTTTTGTTTTTTATTTCCGTTTGATTGCCTTCAAACGTTGTGAACAACTCTGCAGGTATGCTGCCACCTTTTTCGTGATAGTCCCGCAAAGTTGTTCTAAGGGTTCCGGCATGAACTGCAATTTTCCGATCGGGTTCATAACCTTGTCCTCTTGCAAGTGAAGCGTATTGCTCCGCCTTGTTATCTTCGTTTAGACCAAACTTGACTGTGATCTCATTTTTCACAATCGCACCTAGTCCGTTCTTTCGAAGCCATTCATGTGCCTCTTCTTTTTTAGCTGCAATGATAGAAGCACCAAAAACATTTTTGACAGATATTTCTGATCCATCTTTTAGTTTTAATGTTTTGAGATTTAACTGATCCATTAGATCAGGAATAATAATATTAGAATAATATTTTTCTCTTTCTTTTAGTTCTTTTAATTTTAACTCTTGATTAATTACTTCTTGTTTGATTTCTTGAAGTGTATTAATTTCTTTTGAGAGTTCGTCTGGATTGACGTTTGACACCTGGTTCGGTGCATCTTCGCGTAAGTTTATAGTCATATCTTTCCTTATATATGTTTGTTAGTTTAATCATTAATAATAATTCTTTTTTGCAATTCAAAATATAAGGATAAATTTTTTGGTGTCAACTATTTTTGAAAAATATTTACCTCTATAGGATAATAAGTTTTTTCTTGACGATCCCACTTTAACAATTTGTATTTACCATTAGTTGTATCTGAAACTAAAGAACAGACTACACCAATAATTGCAGGGTCACCTGATAATAAAAGATAATCATCTTCAGTATAGTTCTTTAGAAGAGTTCTAAGTTTCATAACTAAAGGCCCTGGTGAATGAATCATTTGTGAAAACTCTGGAAGCAATGACACAATCTCACCATATTTTTGTGCACCAACAATATTGTATTTAGGTTCACCTTTGCTGGTTCCTGGTATGTCTTGAATTAAATAAACTTTGCTCATTGACTTTTTATCTTTCAGGTAATATATAACAATTAGAAAGTAAAAGTAAACATGTATTATAAATATAAAATTCGTGGCCCATTGGTCTTGGACGTTATGCGCAACAGTACCGCGTTAGGAATAATCTCGGGTGAGACCTACCGAGAGCCACATAAAAATTATGAATTATAAATTTAAAACTAAACCATATGAGCATCAGTTAAAAGCATTAGAGCGTTCTTGGGACAAAACTTACTTTGCCTATTTTATGGAGATGGGTACCGGTAAATCTAAAGTATTAATTGATAATGCATCTATGCTTTATGATAAAGGCGAGATAAATGGCCTGTTATTAGTAGCACCAAAAGGTGTTTATAAAAACTGGTATGATGGTGAAATACCTACACACATGGTAGATCATATTGAAAAGAAAGTTGTTCTTTGGGAAACATCTAACTCCTCTAAACCACAAAAAATAAAAGAGTTAAATACTTTATTTAGTACAGGAACTGATTTTCATATTTTATGTATGAATGTTGAAGCCTTGTCTTATCCAAAAGCTACAGAGTTTGCTAGACGTTTTTTATCTTCGCACAAAGCTATGATGGCAATCGATGAGTCTACTACAATTAAGACTCCAACTGCTAACAGAACTAAAAATATTATGAAGTTAAAACCTCTTGCTAAATACAGAAGAATTTTAACTGGATCACCTATTACAAATTCACCACTAGATTTATGGAGTCAGGCTGAGTTTCTTGATTCCTGGCTCTTGGGTTTTGATTCTTATTGGGCATATAGAGCTCACTACTGCCATATGAAAACTATGAATTTAGGATCTAGATCTGTTAGCGTACCGGTTGGTCCAAACAAAAGAAACATACCTGAACTAGAAGCAAAGATAAAATTATTTAGTGAGCGTGTCTTAAAAGACGACTGTTTAGATTTACCTAAAAAAACTTTCTTAACACGTAAGATAGATCTTACCGGTGTACAAAGAAAACTTTACGATGAGATGAGAAGGTATGCAATCTCAGAACTTGAAGGTAAAGTTTGTTCTACATCCACTGTTATGGTTCAGTTATTAAGACTGCATCAAATATCTTGTGGTTATCATGCAACAGATGATGGTAAACCTCAACAACTACCTTGTAATAGATTAACAGAGTTGATGGATATACTTTGGGAGGTATCCGGTAAAGTAGTTATTTGGTCTTACTATGTTGAAGACTGCAGAAGAATTATAGAAGAAATAAAAAAACATTTTGGAGAAAATTCTGTTGTAGATTATTATGGTGCAACAGCTACAGAAGATAGACAAAAAAATATTAAAAAGTTTCAAGAAAATCCTGATTGTAGATTCTTTGTGGGTACAACAGGCACAGGTGGTTTTGGAATTACATTAACTGCGGCTAGTACAATGATTTATTATTCTAATGGTTATGATTTAGAAAAACGTTTACAATCAGAGGCACGTATCGATCGTATTGGCCAAACTAAACCTATGACTTATATTGATTTGGTGGCTGAAGATACTATAGATATAAAAATTCAAAAAGCTTTACGTACTAAAATGAATATTGCTAATGATGTTATGGGTGAAGAATTAAAATCTTGGATCTAAAAAAGAAAACCTTTATCTAAAACCTTTTCTAATAGCAGAAGTGATACTGCCCCAACAGTACCCAATAACACCCAATAGATCTTGTCTATCTTACCGCCCAAATCGTGTATACCATCATGCATATGTTTAACATCGTTTTTTAATCCAGTAATATATCCATAAATAGAAAGCAAGTGCTCTCTTGTAGTTTTGGGTTTTAATTTGTCTCCGTTAGGCATTAAGTTATAAATCCTCTGTTTCGTAATATTATTTGTTTTTCTTCATCAGATAATAATGCATTTTCTACTGGCGTCAATCCTCCGGTTTGTGCACCACCTGCAAGCAAAGTTTCATTTACAATTTGTTGTCCTTGTGTAATCGTCTGTGTATTAGGCATCGCTGACGTTACGTTTGAAGGTAAAGGTGGTGTTTTTGGTGGTTCTATAATGTACTCATTAATATCTATACTAAATGGTTCTCCTAATTCTAATTGTCTTAGTTCGTTATTAATTTGTCTTAGGACAGGAGCTGCTTCAATAAATGGATTATCTTCTCCTAAATTGTTTGCAATCTCTCTAAATCTATTAGCAATTTCATCGGATGGAAAATAGGGTTCAAATTTACCACTTCTTAAATTACGAAAATCTTTCTCACTAATTTGTCTATCTTTAAATTGTCTTCTTAATGCTCCATCTTCTATGCCTAGTGTCTCAGCTGCATTTAAATCATTAAACATATTTTGTTGAACATTAAAACGTGCAGCGTTTGATTGTACATATCTTTTGATAATATCATTTACTTCTACAGGTCCTCCTTTTAATAGACCAAAGTAACCTCCAGTAAATTCTCTTCTAGCATTTCTAATACCTCTTTGATAGTCAGCTATTTTAAAACCCATAGATCTTGCAGGATCTACTTTAATAGGACGTAGTCCCATAAAACCTGCTATCTCTGGACCAACATCTAATTCTTGACCGGTCTTTGTTGGTGTTCCAGTTGTGGCTTGTGCTAGTCTTACGAATTGTTTATACGATGGTGCAAGTGCATTTCCTAAATGCAAAAATCTAATTGCAGCTTTATCACCTGCCGACGTTTGATCTGTGTATAATCTTCTACCATCAGCAGTTACACCACCTCTTACAGTTAGATCAGTGACAGCTTCTGTCCAAATAGATTCTGATATAAACGGATTCATTATCTCTGCACCTGATTCGTTTACACCACTTACAAAAGCAGCTAATAATTGTTTGTCATTCATTTGACCATCTTGAATATTATTTAATAAAGTTTTAAGTGGTCTAGCAATAATATCATAGGCATTGCTATGACTAAAATCTATATATCTTAATTCACCTTCATCATCTCTTATAGGAATTAATGTAGAGTTTTTTGACCACTCAGGTACGAATCTTCTTAATGCATCTAATTCATCTTGTGATACATCGTACAGAGCTTTAGCTCCTTCAGTAAGTGCAACAGGTACTCCTGTTGTAAATGTAGCTAAACCTAATAATCTTTTAAAACCATCACCATAAAATATGTTATCGTTCTTAACCAATCTTGATACACCGTCCTCACCAACTTCTAAAACTACTGGTAATAAATTACTACCTACTGTTGGCTTAGAGTGTTTCATTTGATTGATACCAAGTTCTGCAATGTTAGTTGTAGTTCTAATCATCTCAGATGGAAACGACATAAAATTACCAATTGGCAACAGTCTTGCTGTTCTTACAGCAGAACCAACAAATGCATAATTAGGTACAGTGTTCTTAACTATGTTAGCAGCTTGTTCTTCCAACTGCTTTGCAGTAAAATCAATACCTGCTTTTGTATAAGCTCTTCTTAATTTTTCTTGCTCAACTACAAAGTTTGCAATCTTAAATGTGTCGTCCTCTGCAACGTATTTACCCTGAAAGAAGTTACCTAATCTTTTTAATTTACCCATCATAGGATTTAAAATACTATCTACGTTAGCAGCTTGTTCACCAAATCTAATATCTCTTAATAGGGCTTTTAGATCTCCTATCTGTACCTGTGAGTTTACAACTCCTAATTCCTGAAGCCGTCTGTATGCTGCTTGTTGTGCTGCATCAGGTGCTCCTACTTTTAACAGTCCAGATTTTTCTATACCTTCTCTAAACGCATCAGTGTAAAACTTAGGTTCAAATAAATTACCATTTGCACCAGCAAAACCAAATGCACTAATAAAGTTACGTATATGTGTGGGTATTGAAAATACTGTTTTAGCTAACTGTGAAACTCCTTTTGGAAACAATAATAAGTTTCTATACATCCAACTAACAGCAGCTTCTGCTCCTTCTTTACCTTCGCCTCTAACAAAACCTTGAAGACCACCTGCTATATTATTAGCACTCTTAATAGCTTCTGCTATTTCTTTTGTTGTATATTTACCAGCCAAAGGATTAATAATTTTACCTGCACCTGGTAACTCTTTTACAATATCATCTACAGGCACTAATTCTATTCCAGTTCTTACAGAGTCTAACGCTCTTTCCCCTGCTTCTTGACTGCCCCAAAAAAATCCTCTACCACCAGCTGCTTGTACTTGATCATTCTTTGCTGCAACGCTAGTTAAATAATTTGCAGTTCTTGCAACTGAAGATAAATTAGTGATGGCATTAAAGATAGAATATCTTGGATCTTGTATCTCACCAAATAATTCTCTAATAACTTTTGGTGGCAAGTTAGTTCCTTCGATAGCTTCTTTTACAAAATCAGCTCCAGGTCTACCTTCCATAGTTTTATTTACATAATCATTAAAACCTAAAGCTTTAGGTTGTTTTCTTTTAGAAACTGTAGCAATCAAACTATCTACTTGTGCTTTTGCTTCTTGTCTGTAAGTATTAGATCCAACTTTAAAAGCAGCATCACCTTTTTCTTGTGCAATTTGTTTTTGAAAAAAGTTTATACCATTTTCATATGCTTCGTCTGTTGGTTCGTATCGTCTAAAGAATTTAAATAAACCTTTACCTTGATCTTCAAATATTCTGTATGTTCCACCAATCCAACCAACAACTCTATCTTTCATTAAACCTTTTAATTCTGTTTGAGCTTTTTTCAAAGTATCACCTGTAACAGAATCATCTAGTATAGTTACAAGTTTATTAAACTCTTCTCTAGCGTTTTCTAAACCATTAATTATTATTCTTTGTGATTCTTCTTTAACGTTGCTTTTACCCATAGCGTCAAACAGTTCATCTACTTTTTTAGGATCTATTCTTCCTCTAATATCTCCTTCAAATAATAATTCATTTAGTTGTTTTAAAAATTTATCTTTTTCAGGTCTAATAGATTTATCAAACATAATCTGTGTTTCAGGAAATATGTTATCTACTTCTCTTGTGATGTTGTCTACAATCTCTTTTGCTCTGTTGAGGTCAACAGCTTTTAATGCTTCTTTGGTAGTCTCTGCATCAAATAGTTCTTGTGTTAAATTACCTCTTGGACTAAACGGAGCTCTTACATATTTATCTAAAAATCTTGCAAACTTAGAATTACTATATGCAAGATCTTTACCTCTGTTAGCTAACAGCTTGGCTGACTTACCTGCACCATATACAAAAGGTGTAACTAATAAAGACTCAGATCCAAACTTAAGTCTGTTCAATAATTTTCTTGTAGCGTCTTCTCTACCTGTGCTTTCTTCTCTATCGAGCTGTGTTGGACCACCTTTAAATAAATCTCCAAACGTTCCTATTTCTTCTACGTCAGCAACAAATGCTTCCCCTGCAGCTCCTCCTAATACACCGGCTGCAAATCTTGGATATTTAGATTTTCTGTTTAAATCTTTTGCTTTGTTTAAAGCTTTCATTAACTCAGGTCCTCTTAAATTAGCATATGCACCTGCACGTCTTGCTCTTAATGCTTTAGCTGTAAGATTTCTAGCTGCTCTGTTAGCAACTTTAAAACCTATAGCACCTGGTATACCAACCTGCACGATAGCTTCTGTAAGTTTACCAATAGCTCTTTCTTCTGCTATCTCTTCAAATGGATTTAGTTTATCGAAAAATTGTTCTACGTCTGCAGCTAGGTTAGTGTCTGCACCTAAGTCGATTAGTTCTGCTCCTAATGAAAATACACCTTCAGGTATTTTTAATAAACCTGATGCAATACCGGACGCGGCTGCTGTGTACCATGCCGTATCGTTGTCTCGTTCGGCTGTGTTAAGAGGAAGAAATTCTTCGGCCATTTATCCTCCTAATTTATAAAAGGATCTAATTCACCAGCTGTACCTGGTGGTCTTCTCTCTTTTGTTTTTCTAGTAAATAAACCAGACTCAGGTTGTGTTGTTGTTCCGGTTTCAGTTGTTTCTGTAGATACTTCAGGTTCTGTAAAAGTAGAAACATCTTCAATTATTTCAAACTTGTATCCTTCTTTTGTTTTTCTTAATCTTTTAACTTTGCCATCCATAACATCAAAGTAAACTTTACCAACATCTTTGTCTTTAGCTTTTTCTAATTTCTTAGATGTGCTACCATGAAACTCACCACCTATTAAGCCACCAAAGTTTTTATCTCCAAACTTATCTATAATTTTAGATTCTATGTTTTGATTTTCAAATTTAACTCTGTTAGATGCTTGGTTCCTGCTGCCACCGTAAGTATCTGCAAAATCTTTAACAGTAAACTGTTGTTCTGTTTCTAGTTGTTTATCTAATAGTTTTAATTGGAATTCTTCTTTTCTAATAATTTGATCTAGTTCAAACTGTCTACCTTCTTCAATTAATTTTCTCTCGTATTCTCTTTTCTCTTCATCCTTCATGTTTTGATATGCTCTAGCTTCTTCTAGTATCTTAGCGTCATAAGCTCTCTTGTCTTCTATTTGTAACTTATCGTAAGCTCTTGCGTCTTCTAATAATTTTAAATTATAGTCTCTTTCATCTTTAATTAAATCTTTGTTATAAAGCCTGTCATCAGCTTTTACTTTAGCAAGATAATCTCTTTCGTCTTGTCTTAAGAAATCTTGATAAGATCTATCATCAGCCTTGATAGCTAATTGAAATCTTCTGTCGTCAAATTTTTGTTGATCAGCCAAACCTAATTTAGTTCCAGCCATTCTTATATCTCTATCGTATTTAGCTTTAGCCTCTGCGTCTTTAAGCAGTTGTTGTGTTCCTGGTTGTAATCTTTGAATTGCATCAGCAAAACCTGTAGCGCCTGCAACAGATGGACCAGCTGTTAATAAGAAACTTGTTAAAGGATCCATACCACCGTATTCACCTGCACCCGCTTTTAATTCTTCTATGTATTCAGCTGTAGTTTTAGGTTGTCCAATATCTACATTAATACCTGGAGATCGAGCTGTCTCTATAGTTTCAGATTGTAAAGTATCTAACACAGGATTAGGATAACCTTCTTGCGCTTGCACTCTATCTGTAATACCGGACATGATGCCATTACCGACATTACCACCTTTTCTAAACATAGGTCTTTTAAAAGTTCTCATATTAAGTTCCTGGTCTGTTAAACGCTCTGTAAATACCAGCTAACGTTCCACCTGCTCCTATTGCTGTTGCTAACGGATTTGGACTTGGTTGAGCTATCTGAGTTGTTTGACCTGGATATCCAGCGATTAAACTTGTAACTCCTTGACCATAAGTCTGAGCCGCAGTTAATGGTTGTTGTAATTGTTGTTGAGCCAACTGTTGTTGTGCTTGTAATCGCGCTTGCTCCAATGCTTGGTTCTGTGCACCAAGAGTTGTTAACGCTCCAACATCTTGACCTAAGAAAGCTTGTTGCTGTTGACCTAAACCTAATTGAGCTGAAGCTAAAGCTTGTTGATTAGCAAAAGCTTGTTGAGCTAAGTTTTGTGCTTGACCAAAACCTTGTTGTAATAATTGTGCTTGTAATGCTGCTCGGTTCCTGTCGCTTGCTTGTTGATACTCAGCTCTTTGAACACCTTCTCTACCACCACCAAATGCACCAGATCTAATAGCAGATGCTGCTAACGATGGTAAACCTTTTGCAGCCTGTACATCAAATTCTCTTAACGTCGTATCAATAACATCTTGTTGATATGGAGACATGAATTGTCTAAATGCTGTAGGTCCTGTTAAACCACCAGCTGTTGTTTGTGCCGCTTGTGCTCGATTTAAAAAAGGTTGATATGCACCAATACCTTGAGTAGCTATTCTTTGAGCTTGTGCTTGTAAAGGATCTTGACCAGCTACAAACTGCGGTCCAAATACTTTTGAAAGATCAGCAGTTTTAAATTGACCTGTTGCTGTTGCTAAATCACCTAAAGCTACTTTACCAGCTGCTTCTATAAACTCCGGTGGTAATACTCGTGTTTGTGTTATTTCTGCCATTATGCTACCTTATTCTCTAACCTTTTCATTTGATCATATAATCTTTGTGCACCTTTTTCAATGCTACCATTACCCATTCCTCTAACAGCATCAGCTGTCATTACAAATTCATTTTTACTTAACATTGCAGGTACATCATCTGCTTTTTCTTTTATACCCACTGGCACAAAGCCACCAGTTTCTCTGTAGTCTCTTTCAATAGTTCCTGCTTGATTAGTTCTCATAATACCTGTTGGCATTCCACCTACAGCTAAACTATCTCTAGCTTTTTCTTGTAAAGCTTCATATTCATCATCAGTAAGTTCATCTAAATTTTTGCCAAATAACATTTGAGATAAATCATTTAATGAATCTGCCGGATCAGGTGCTGATGCCATCATCATATTTTTACCGTCTTTAAAACCAACACGTCCACCTGTTGCATATTCAGATACATTTGTTTCTACAAACTGTTCTACTTCATCATCAGATGCATTAGGATTTAATTTACTAAAATAATCTTTTAAATAAATTCTTAATTTATCAGGGTCTCTTTTAACTTCTTCTATCTCTTCTTGTTCCATACCTTGACTGCCAAGGTAAGTTAAAAGACCACCTGCTATACCTAATTTAGTTCCTGTACCTAGATTACCAAATTTAGTTTTTAAACCTTGAAAAAAACCTTGTTTGCCAATTGCATCTGGAACTCCTGGAGTTCCAAAAACGCTTGGAAGCAAAGCTTGTATGCCACCAGTCTTACCAAAAATACTTGGAGCAGCTCCACCTAAACTTGCTCTACCTAGTAGACCACCAAACTGTGTTCCAGGTATACCAAACGCCGCCGCTCCTATTAAAGCAGCTTTACCTATTGGTGATTTAACTATTTTCTTAATAGGCTTAGTTATTTTTTTAACTAAACTCCCTAATCCATATAGTTGTCGTGGTTCCTGCATTCGTGTAATTGTCATAATTTAGCCTAAATTTTATATGTGTGGCAGGCGTACTATTCCTGAAATATAACACTTTATTTGATTTTTTTGCTATCGTCAACCAGTTTTAAGTTGTCAAAGAACCTTCCACAGAACTGATGCTCACCTACATGAGTTATATAGTCCATAATATATAGATAAACTTTACCACCCATATCTCTCCATCTTTGACAAAAGCCAAAGTCTTCACCGAAATACTGTTTAGTTTCTGTGTTGTGCAAAGTATCAAAGAAGTTATAAAAGTTTGGTTTTTTAACTTCTTTACCATTAATATTGGTAGGCTGAAATATCTCTAACTCAGGGTAATGTTTTATCATCTTCTCTAATACAGTTCTTTTAATTAACATACAGCCAGTAGGAGCATGGGTTGCTTCTACAATACCACCATCTGATGGTATGTAATCTTGGTTTTCTAATTTAATAGGAAAGGTATATCCTGGTTTTTTTAGATCATCTACACTCTTAGCTCTGTCTTTTTGTTGAAATATTTTATCCCAGTCTAATGACTTCATTGGATAGGGACATGCAATAACATCCTTATCTGCTTTTAACATTGTCTCAATAGTTCCAAAGTCAAAGTCAATATCTGAATCTATAAATAATAAATGTGTATAACCATCTTCATGGTTTAACATTTCAGCTACACATAGGTTTCTACCTTGAGTAACCAAAGATGATTTCATCAAAGTAAAACTAACTAATATCTTTCTCATCAAACAATCTTGTTGAAACTTTAACAAAGCTTGTGTGTAATGAATAGAGCATTCACTATGCACAGGAGTACAAACCATTATCTTATGAGGTGATTTAGATTCTGGTTTAGGTTCTGATAGATCTATTGTCTCTACAACACTTTCTTCGCCAAACCATATTGGTTTATTTGGATTTTGCATTAATCACTCCTTTTAAAAAAGTTGTCCACTGCATAGCAATCTTATTCCAGTTGTAATAAATATGTGCATAATTAGATTGTGAATCCAAGTGATCGTGTATTTGTTTTTGATCTAGCGTGTGTGATGCTTGTTCAATACCAAAACCAAACTTTTGAGCAAGAGCTCTATGGTTCTTATCGTATGGAATATACATAGGAAACTCTGCCCCTGTTTCATACAAAGCTCCATAGTCATCTACGATACAATATAAACCTGCAGCCATAGCTTCTAATAAAGATATACAAAACGTTTCTTCAAAGATACTAGGATAAACATACATATGATAATTTTTTAAATTATCTTTTATGTATTGATTAGGTTTATAACCAATGTAATTTACGTTAGGTAGTTTCTTAGCTTGCTCATACAGCTCTCTATACTCATGATCGTTTTTATCATAAAAGTCTTGACCATAAACTTCTGTGGATGAATATACATCTAAAGTAACTAAAGGATTTTTTACTAATTGCATTGCACCTAACAATACAGATAAACCACGCCAGGGTGTGTTTTGATGTATTATCTTTATAGGTTCACCTTTTATATAAGGTTTAGCTTTTTCTATTTTATCAATACCATTCTTAATAACTACAGATCTATTCGTTGGTATATCAAAATGAAATCTATATTTTTCATATGTCCAATGTGAATTAAAAACATACCAATCGTATTTACTATGGTTAGAAAGATCACTAAACCATGGAGTTAAATTAGGTTGATCGTAAGAATTTTTTTGCCAAAGTATATTTGGTTTAGTAGGATGTAATGGTATTTTTTCTGGGACCGAAGTACATATCTGTACTTGATCTAATAAATTTTTATCAACGTATTTTTCTAAATACTCGAATTGTAATTCTGTTCCGCCTTTAGGGCTTTGGTTTTTTATTGTCATTCATTACTTTCTGAAATACTTCTAAACCTTTATTAGTTACCTGCACAGTAACGTCTTGTACAATATCAGGTCCTTCTTTCTTTTCTTTATATGTCTCTCCGGTTTTTGTATTTCTATATGTTGTTATAGTCGTACAATTTATTTTTGGTAAATTATCCGTTTTCATTCTGTCTATCTATTAAAGCATAACTTACAGCACCTTTTATTTCATTTGCTGTACCTGCTTGTACTTTAATAACATCTCCAGCCTCTAAATTCAAGGATTCTTTTATTAAATTTTCTGTAGTTTTATTTAATTGTGCGTGTGATATTTCAACATCAGAACCACCTGATTTTTTTAAAAATAAATCTACATCAACGTTACTGGCATTTGCATGACTAGCTTGTACCATTTTGACTATAGCAACTGACGTAGTGTTAATAGTTAACACTGTAGTTAAATTAGTAGTTGTTAAATTAAACGTTTCGCTTTTATATTGTATTGTCATGACATGAAATAATTAAACGCATCTTGTTCATTTTTCAAGTCTTGTTGAAAAGAAAAGTTTAATTGATTCTGTAGTGTAGTTAAAGACTCTAGTATCTGTCTTTGATTCTCTACATCGTATTCTTGTTTTGGTTCAGGTATGTAGTTTGTTACTTTAGCCATTATCTTCTACCGTCTGGTTGTGCGTCTAATCTTAGTGTTCCATATCTCCAGGTTTCACCTGTGCCATCGTTTTCTATCTTAACAGACAGTAATCTTCCTCGAGCTCGGGTATCTATCTTATCAGTTGCTGCGGTAACTGTAAAGGGCCCTAGTGGAGAACTCACAGCTACGTCGTCTGGATAAGAACTTACAAATAAAGTAATCTGCGCATCTCCTGTTTGATATTTAAAATCAGGTATAAATCGTCTAACAGCCATAAAGAATTCACCATCTCCTCTGTAATCTGCAACACCTGTTTGTTGACCAAGAGCACTACGTCTAGAGGTAATATCCCAATCTCCAGATCTTATAAATGCAGGAATAGCTGTGGTTGCAACGCTATTAACTTGATCTGTACCAACCTCATGTTCATAATAAAGGCTAGATCCATATTTATTAGTGATACCAAGAATATCAGGAAATACTGGTGTTGCGCTATCATCATAATCGGTTGCATAAGGATTATCAAATACACCTTGATCTGCATACGTCGTTCTATCTAGTGATGACGTTGTCCAACAGTTTTCAGAATAATTATAAGTTACGCATCTATCGATTTGTGTGGATCCAGCTTTTGGATAAAACCAATTTACTTCTGTATATAAATTATTTGATCCTGCAAATACAACATTACTTGCATTAAAGTTTAATCCAAGATTAGTGCCGTCTGTGCTAAATACAAAATCTTCTACAAGACAAGGTAATGATTTTACTGTACCATCAAATGCAAAAAATCCACCTTGAGAACCCATCCAAAATACAATACCGTTAACGTAGACAGCTGCATGTTGACCGATGCATCCACAGTTTGTACCAACCTGTCTAACACTAAATGTAAATGGTGGACCAACAAATTGAATAACATAAGCTGCGTTATCCGTTATAACAAAGACATAATCTTTACCTTGAAGTGCAGCTCTTATCTCGTTTCCTGTATCTAATCTAAATGTACCTGCAGTATTTGTAGCTGTTGGTGTATAAGTATTTAAGTCTTCTTGATTAGAAAATCTTACAAACATTGGATCTTGTGTACTAGTATCACCTATAGTTGTCTCAGTTCCAAAGTGAAATAAATGTCTATCTCTATCTGATACTAATGTAAATCTAGTAGCTGTAGGATTATTGGTAGTTGCAAAATTACTTGTAGATAGAGAGGCTCTAATAGTTCTGGCGTTTGATGCGCCTGCATTCCATGTAAAAGTTTTACCATTAAATATAGTTGCAACTAATACTTGACCAAAGTTATCTAGACTCCAGTTTCCTGGATCCAGTACCACAGAACTCGTAGATCGTTCCGTGCCCCAAGTTTCAACGTTCCAAGTAGATGTACCCCAACCATAACCTGTAGTTTGTGTTGTTGGTCCAACTATAACATAAGGATTAACAGTGACGGCACCTGCCGCTGTCATACCAGACCCTGATTCAACTGTTGCTGCTTGAACAGTAAACTTGTCTATATCAGGCACAGTTAAAATTTCATATACTTTTTGTAAGTCTGAAGCTGTGTAACCACTAGCTCCGGTTACAGTTACTGCAGATAAAGTTACATATCTTCCAACAGCTAATCCATGTGACCCTTTGTTAACAGTTATAGTGCTAGACCCGTTGGTTGTTGTTAAAGTTCCGCCTGTGATTGCGGTATCTAAAGGAGTAATGTCATAAAAATCATTACCATAATATAAAAATAAACCTTGTGATGTTCCAATAGCTGAATATTTTTCACCTGCAAAACTAGAGAAAGCTACTTGTGCTCTACCAGCCCCAGGTAAAGATTTACCACCAGCTGTTAGTTGTAGCCAACCACCTATTTTTTCAGGTAATCCATATCTAAATCTAACAAAATCACCGTCAGTCCATTGACCCTCGGCCCCTGATTCTGTGTCTTGCTTATTAAAACCGGGCTTGAAATTTAATTTTTGTAGCATATAGTAGCTTATATATCAGTTTTATGAATAATGAAAGTTTGAAAATGAATAAAATAGAAGATGCCATAATGGTTTATAACAGTTATTTAAATAAAGATTTTTGTCAAAAGGTTTGTGAGTATATAGACAAAATGTGTGTGGATCCTTTAACCACACATAGTGGTGATAAAGAATATAGAAAAGTACTGGGACATAGTTTAGGAAAAGAAAAAATATCTGACAAAATATATTTTAAAAGAATATATGATATAGCCTTGCGTTTTTTATATAACTATAAAATTAATTTTCCACAAGCCAATTGTGTTAAAGTAGACCAAGTAGATTTATTAAAATATAACGAGGGGGGTAAGTATAATTATCACTGTGACAATCATGGAACTACTTCTCCTAGAACTTTAAGTATGATCATTAATTTAAATGATGAATATGAAGGTGGAGATTTAGTTTTTGGAAATCAACGTTTAAATAACGAAATAAAAAGAGTTTCCTTAAAGACAGGAAGTATATTATGTTTTCCTTCTAATTTTTTATTTCCACATAAAATAGAACCTGTAACAAAAGGAGTACGATACAGTATTGTTTTATGGCTACTATAAGAAAAGACTTTAGATACAAAATAATTAAAAACTTTTTTAATAAAGAAGAAGTTAAGTTATTACAAGAATATTGTTTAGAAATTCTAGAAGACCCTTCTAAAATTCCAGATTCAACTTTATATGATGAAGGTTTTGCTATAAGTATATATAAAGATACTTTAATGGGAACTCTTTTAAAAAGAAAATTACCTTTAGTAGAAAAAGAATCAGGATTAAAACTATTTAAAACATATTCTTATTGGAGATATTATGGATTTAATTCACATTTAGATATGCACTCAGATCGACCATCGTGTGAAATAAGTGTTACAGCATGTATTAATAAAACTGATAACTGGCCTTTAATTATTGACGACAAAGAAATTGAAATTGATATAGGAGACGGACTTTTATATTTAGGAGTTGAAGATTTACATGGAAGACCAGGTAATTATAAAGGTGATGGAATGGCTCAAGTTTTTTTTCATTATGTAGATCAAAATGGACCTTTTACCCATCATCAAAATGATCAGTGGATGAAAGATGGGAATAACCAATTTACTAAAGAGGATGAAAGAGCTGTTTTAGAATTAAAAAAAATTAATAATCTATCTTAGATCATCTATTCTAGGTAACATTATCCAAGATGTTAATATATATTTTTCTCCAGATAAAGGTGGATTTCCTCTGTGAACATAAGGAAACCCTGCAGGCCAAATAACAATTCTCCCTTTTTTAGGTTTCACCCTCATTTTTTGATGTAAAAATTCAGTTTCTCCCGCTTCTTTAACATCATTTAAAAATATAATGTAAGCCATAGCTCTACCTTCATATAAAAAACCAGGATTATGTTCTACATGCCAAAGATGATACCCTTCTCCAGGTAAAGTTTTTTGTATTTTTAATCCTGTATATTTAAAATGATCTAAATTATAAGCTTCTAAAATACCTGTTTGTTTTTGATATTCATTTAAAGCTTGATCAAAATTATATATTAAAGGTTTTAAAGTAGAAGCCCAGACGGGGACGTTGTGTTGATCAGCAAAAAATTGTTTATCTTTTTTAGTATAGATGTTGGCACCTTCAAATGTCATTCTATCAAAGGTATGTTCAAGTTTATTTTTTTCTTCGTAAAATTTTATAGCTTGATTACAGTCTATATCTGTAATGTAATTATCAAAAACACCTATAAAATTTTTTATTGAATTTTTTCTTTCCATTATTCAACATTAATATAACACTATGTGTTATATTTGTCTAAGTTTTTATAATGTAATTTACTGTTAAGTAGGGCTGTAATATAGATGGGTTAGATGTGTTTCCTGCAAAGTTAGCACTCATGTTATGAGAGTGTGCGCCGCCAGATCCTGTACTTCCTGTATTGTCAGGAACATACAATCTATTAGGTCCTATCTTTGGCGCTGGTGAAGTCATTGTCTGAGGTCCAGAAGTACCACCTTGTGGGTGACTGTGAGATGCAAGTTGTGCTGTTGATAAAGTAGCATTACCAGTTGAACCTGAAACATTACCGGTGTGTGTTATACTTGCTGTATTTGATCCACCTGTTGATGCTAGAGCTTTTCCAGGTGATCTTCCAACTGGTACATTGTCTTCTAAGTTTGGCACATTAAAAGTTGTTGAACCATCACCTGATCCGTAAGTTGTACCAATGATTGCAAATAACGCAGCATAAGTTGATCTTGAAACTGCTGCACCATCACAATCTAAAAAACCTGATGGAACAGAAGTATCTGACCATGGGATAATAGTTGCTGTTGGAATACCTTCTATATCTGTAAGATTAGCACCGTCAAAATTATATTTAGTTGCTTCGTAATTTGACATGTTTTAATTCTCCACTTATGTTTTTATAATATAATTTAATGTTAAATAAGGTTGTACCACAGATGGATTAGCTGTGTTCCCTGTAAAATTAGCACTCATGTTATGTGAATGTCCGTCACCAGAACCGGTATTTCCCGTATTAGTAGGAACATAGAATCTAAAAGAAAAACTATCTGGAAAAACATATTGCGGTCCCTGTCTTCCACCTTGTGAGTGATCGTGAGATGCAAGTTGTGATGTTGATAAAGTTGCATTTGCTGTTGAGCCAGCAATGTTTCCGCTGGTTGTCACACTTACGGTATTTGCTCCACCAGTTCCACCTACAGATTTTGAAGGGGATTTTCCAACTGTTACGTTATCTTCTAAGTTTGGTACATTAAAAGTTGTCGAACCATCACCTGCTCCGTAGGTTGTTCCTATTATTGCAAATAACGCGGCGTAAGTTGATCTTGAAACTGCTGCACCATTACAATCTAAAAATCCAGATGGTACAGAGGCAGATGACCACGGAACAATAGTTGCTGTTGGAATACCTTCTATGCCTGTAAGGTTTGCTCCATCATAATCATATCTAGTAGCTTCGTAATTTGACATGTTTTAATTCTCCATTACATAGAGATATAACACCATGTATTCTAACTGTCTAGTAAGAAATTAAGAGCTATAAGAAGTAGGTCTCGCACCTAATCTAGTTATTTTTTCAGCTTCAGTTTCTTCTCTAAAAACTGGAGGATCTTGTCCTTCAGGATCTTGTCCTTCAGGATCTTCTATTTGAAGAGTATCATTATCCCAATCAGATTGTAATTGAGCTAAATGAGCTGCATCCCATTTATTAATAAATTGATTTATGTCTCCAAGATTAGCTTCAGCATATGTTGAATTAGGAGTGTTATCTCTATATTCTACTTCATCTGTTGAAACTGAAGTTCCGTGTTGAATTGCCCAGATATTAGAAAATTTAGATTGATTCCAAAAATCAATATCATTATCAATTATATAATTTGTACCTGCTGCATCTCCTGTTTGTTTAATTATCATTTTGTCGTCAAAGACAATTGTCCAATTTGCGTTTGTTGCCATTTTTTTTCTCCTATGTTTTTATAATATAAATAATTGTTAAGTAAGGTTGTAACACAGAGGGGTTAGCTGTTCCACCAGAAAATGTAGCACTTAGGGTATGAGAATGCCCCTGACTAGAGCCTGTACTCCCTGTATTACTAGGACTATAGTATCTAACGCTTTGGTTAGAGTTATTAGGGGTTTGAGGTCCAGCAGTACCACCTTGTGGGTGATTGTGAGATGCAAGTTGTGGTGTTGATAAACTAGCATTTGCTGTATCACCGCCAATATTTCCACCTGCTACTACAGGAGTGGTATTTGCCCCACCTGTTGTACCTATAGATTTTGAAGGGGATTTTCCAATTACTACGTTATCTTGTAGGTCTGGTACATTAAAAGTTGTTGAACCATCACCTGAACCATAAGTTGTACCAACGATTGCAAATAACGCGGCGTAAGTTGATCTTGAAACTGCAGAACCATTACATTCTAAAAAACCTGATGGTATAGAAGAATCTGACCATGGTATAACAGTTGCTGTTGGAATACCTTCAATACCCTGTAGATTGCTACCACTGAAATCATACCTTGTAGCTTCGTAATTAGCCATGGTTTATTTCTCCTTATATGTCCAACCTGTAGTCGCGTCTCCTGAGTATACTAATGTCAAACCAGCACCTTGTGTATTGACCACTAGATCAGATGCACTGTTTGCAATATTAGAACCGTTTCTTCCAATAGTTAAAGCGTTTGTATTAAAATCATATCCTTGATCTACGAAAGAGACTTCATCTCCTGTAGCAGGTGAGGCTGGAAGCGTAATTGTAACTGCTCCACCATTTGTATTTACTAAAAGTTGAGCTCCAGCTTGAACTGTTTCAGCTGCTGAAACTGCTCTCCAGTTTCTTTGCTCATGAAGTTTTACTACATTAGTTCCATCAGAATATAATACGTAATTATTTCCTTCAGCTAAAAGAACACCTGTACCTGACGATGTTTTAAAAGTTAAAGTGTAACCTGCATGGTCACATGCATTTTGTACGTTATAAACTTTTTCAATTGAATCTGGAATACTAACAGTTCTGTTAGCTGCTAAAGTTCCTGTTAATTTAATAACATCATTTTTACCATTCGATAAAGCACCGTTTGTAAAAGTTAAAGTTCTGTTAGCGTTAGTTAAATTAAAAGTTGTAAAGCCACCGATAGCTTGTTCTAAAATAAGTAAGTTTGTATTTGTAATTTGACCCCAAGTTCCCGAGTTTTCACCGGTTGCTTGTACTGTAAGTTTTAGATTAGCAGATGTAGAATTCGCCATTTTTTAATTCCTTATACGTTCATTTTATTAAAAATATGAGTTTCTGTCAAACTCATTATGCAGCCACCTCCTGCCATCCTGGAGGGTCTAAAGGTGCTGAACCTGTATTAACTTCGTTCCAGATCAAAGCACTACCAGATCCTTGGTTCATAGTCAAGCTTAAACCTGTTAGCTGAATATCAATATGAATTACAACACTGACACCAGCTAATTGATTATTCATTGGTATTCCTGTTACATCAACTTCCTGACCAGGGACAGCTACGGCTGTTCCTAACCCTGCTGTCATTGCAATACCTGTTGGACTTGCACCTGCTCCAGCTAAACCTAAAGCAGTTCCTAAATTTGCAATCATAGGTTCACCTATGATCATTGCATCAGGTGCTGGATCTACATTACCTAAAGTTGCTTGCGCTACATTTAAAGTATTAAGAGTTAAATTAGCATTACCAGTCATCGCTAATGTTCCAGCCGCAGCTGTCATTGCAATGCCTGTTACATCAACATTTGCAAACTGACCTTCAACTCCCCATGCATTAACATTCCAACCTTGTCTACCCCAACCTGTTTGGTTAAAAGCATCTATAGTTCCAAGACCCATAGACATTGCATTACCTGTAGCCATAGCATCAGGGCCAGCGTCAGCTGTTCCTAAACTATTGGTAAGTGCAAAACCTGTTTGAAAAATTGTAGTTGCTATATCTACAGTTACAGAACCAAGAGCAGTTGTAATAAGTTGATTGTTATTTGTAGATGGACCTGGAGATACATCAATAGAAGCTACGACACTAGCTAAAGTTCCTGTAAGTGCTTGACCAGGTGCTATAAGGTTTCCTGCAATACCCCATGCAGAATCATTCCATGCTAGTCTACCCCAACCAGTATTAATTTCACCAACAGTTGTTTCGTCACCTAGAGATGCAGTAAGGGCAATACCCGTAACTGTAAAAGTTGGGTCTGCTAAATCGTTCCATTGGTTTTGGCCCCAAAAGCCGGTATTCCAAGTTCCTGATG